AATGAACCTGCAATCTTTTCAAAAGCCTTAACAGCTCTTTCTTCGATGTTATCGGTTTGTTCTGGTTTTTTAGATGTTGCCATTTTATTTATTTTTTAATTTATTTTCTGTTTTGTGTTGAAAGAATCCTGTTGGAAATGGAGTAGCCTGCCTCGATGAATAATATTCTCTTAATAATTCTAATGCAGAGAATATTATCGGCTGTACATATGAGAAGGTTTGAAGTGTTTTATTCTTTTCAAAAACTTCTAATGCTTCCGCTACTCTTTCCGCTTTACTAACAAACTCTTCGTTGTTAATAAGTTTTTTTACTATAGAACTATCTTTATCCATGTTGCTTTTTCATTTATTTGTTCTTCTGATAAAATCTTATAATTTAAATAATTCAATCCTACCTCTTTTGTATCTAACCTATTTGTTAATACTTCGTTGAAATATATCTGAGAGTTCTGTACGATGTCCGGGTCCCAACTATAAAACTTCTCCGTTATTTGGTCATCACCTTCGTGGATTAGAGATTGATACTTACCTAATATTCTAGATGGAACTGATAAACGGGATGTTTTTGGTATTGTATCTTTTTTAAGATACTCCGAATAGTTTCCGAATTCAGGCCCATATATCTTAACGTGATTAAGAGTTAATGAATCATCTAAAATAAAATCTCTATATGTTTTATCAAACTTAATATTCAATACAGGCTCTAAATCCGTATTCTTTTTCTCATCATTATATCCCTCTAAATAAAGGTTATCAATTTCTCTTTGTTCTAACACATAATCAAATAACAATACGTTAGCCATCTTACCATTATATCTAGCAGTATTTAAACTACTACATCCTAAGAATAAGTGTTCGTTTGTATAATCATATAAAGGTGTTACGATGTAAGGTTGTTGGTCTCCTGTATAACTTATCTTAACTGAATTTAAATACATTTCAATTAATTCCTTATTATAATCAACAACAAACACTACATGATTCCAAACACCTGGTTCATACTTCTTATAAGCAAAACAATACTGCTTATCATTATCATAAACGTTTACTCTTATCGTTCCATCTTTTTGTAATGATATACCGGTATTAAATCCTTTCCACGCAATTAAGTATTCCTCTTCCTCTACCATATCAGAATTGAACCATAGTGAAGCAGTAAAACTATCTCTCGTAATATCTCTTAATTGAGCATTAGGAAATATCTTTAGGTATAAATCGTTACCACTAAAGTCCGCATAGTTTACCTGCTCAATATATTTCTTATCTGTTATCTTAATCTTTTCAAACTCATAATACGAATCTATGCGAGGAAAAATTGTTTCTTCATCTAATTCAATTTCGTTTATTCTACATCTGTGAAGTAAATCTAAATCAGCAAATCCCCAACCCCAGTATTCATTAGAGTATCCGTTTATTTTTTCAAAATCTTCTTTACTAAACATAACAACTCCACCCATATATTCTAAGTAAGGTAACTTAAATTTGTGAGCAGATACTCTAGTTGCCATGTGAACTGGATAACCACCGATGTGAATATAATTGTAATCACAATCATCACTTACCGGCAACATATCAATATCATGAAAACAAAAGTAATCAAACTTATCCTTCAATAAAGAGAATCCTATATTACAGATTTTACCATAGTTAAATGGCTTATCATCGGTTTGTTCAACAATAAAGATTTCATACTCCACATCTTTGTTCTTAAAGAACTCAATCATGTGAGGTACGAAAGTATCTAACTGCTCTCGTCTATCCCTATAGGGTACTATTATCGCTATCTTTTTTCCGTACATTATATTGAAACTATGTGTTTAGATAGTTTATTCCAATTACTGAAAGATACGAAAGATTTTTCGGATTTCCAAGTGAATTCTTTGTATTTTTCCAAATCTATACAATACCCATAATCCTCTATCCCATTCAACATTATCTGATATTCTCTTGAGTAAGAATAATCTTGTCCAATTTTAGCTACCGCTTTCAATCTATCTACTACACTCTTATCCCATTTGAAATGATGAACCTGAGTAAACCCTCTTTGAATTGGATACCTAAGTGGGTGATTCCAACCTTGCCATCTCCAAGTTGATTGTCCTTCTATTTGAGCATAATGTTGGCCGGATGTTACCTCAATTCTACCTTTACATAGAGTTACTTTATTTGGACAGGCTCCACTCATTGGGTATCTAAAAAATGAACTAATAGGAAATGCTTCCCATAAATCCGTATTCTCATCTACAAAAGGAAAACTACCATCTTCACCAATCTTATCTATGAATCCACCCGTTACAAATTCCCATCCATTGTTTTCACAATCTTCTATTATAGAGTTTACATCATCCCAATATAAATGTAACTCATCATCATCGGCTACAATCCACCAATCATTAGGATATAAGTTTTTGATTTCGTTATAAAAATGTGTTACGGAAATCCAATTAAATGCATCTGATTCTCTTTCGTGCACAATGCATCCAAACTCTTCGGCAATCTCATTAACTCTATCGAATGATTCTTTATTGTTTACATCAAGAGTTCTATAATTAACCAAATGAATTTCACTCACCATATCCTTATAATGAGATAGCATCTGTCGTAGAGTATTTGTTCTATGACCAGTAACGGTTATTAATCGAGGTTTTTTCATTTTCTTCGTATGAGTGTTAATCCGGTAGATGATGGTTTATTTTTTATGATACCAAAATTGAATAAATTAAATACTTCCCAATCTTTACTATCTTTCAATTCTTTTACAAATTGAATAGGCCCACTCCAATCATCGTGGTCACCTCTATCTTTTATTTCATTTGTTACAATATAGTTATCAGCATATTTCGAATCAGTATCGTGTATTGAGATGATACCATTTTCTGATAATATTTGTGAGTATAAATCAAAATCTTCTTTAACATTTTCATACGAATGTCCTGCATCTATGTGTAAGTAAACAATCTTAATATCGTTTAGAACAAAGTAATTGTGAAATGCCTCTTCTGTAGTTGTGTTAATAATTCTAGGATGGAAAGTTCTTCTATAAAATGATTCTTCTGCAAACCAATCTACATTACCACCTATACCATTCATCGCATCAACTACATAAGTTGTTCCAATATCTCCCCAATTGTAATCAGCATTTCCTTCGAAGATTCCTTGTCTATGTAAATCAAATCTAGCCTGTGTCATTAAGCGAGGAATGAATCCACCTCCACTTCCTAAACATACACATACTTTGGCTCTCATATATTGTATAATAGAATATATGATTAAACCATCTCCTAAATGTACATCAGTTGCTCCGTGAGACCATCTATAAGGAACAGGATGTTCCTCTTCTTCACCTCTAAAATCAAACTCTAAATTGTTTGTGAGGTACTTCTTTATGTAGTTTAAATCTTGTAACATCTATTGTATATAACTATTATAATTACTACAAAGATACTAAAAATTCATCACTTTTCCAACTTTATTTTTCCAATTTTCTAAGGATGCAAACCCCTCCATATACTCTCTTAACTTATTGAATTCCAACACTTTAGAACCGTAGTTTTCGGTTGAAATTTCCCTTACGATTTCATCAAAATCTTCCTTAGTTTCTGCCCTATATTTGTAATTACATTGTACCCCCCAATCTTTGTGAAGGATGGGTAATTTACCATAATTTACAGCATCAAATACCGAATACCCAAATGGTTCGTTTTTATAAGCCGAATGAAATGTTTGCCAACTCTTATCAATAAACCATTGACGATGAATACTCATATCGAACTCATAGAACTTACATCTCTTAAAATCGTATTGTTCTGATATGTTATAATAATCATATTTGTGTGTGAGAACTTTTGCAGTATGCCCACTTAACCAATGTGGATTCTTTCTACTTTCAAAACGGGCTGCATATCCAATAGTTTCTGTATCTACATCAACCAATTCTCTATTCTCTGTAAAGGTATAATAATTAGGTATCGTTATACAATCCCACTCATCTAAAAGTGAAGAATGATTTAATCCTATCCAAACCCTATTTTTACATTTTCGTAGTAGTAAATTCTGCCATCCCAAATCAATCTTTGTTGGATATAATTTAAAATCAGTTCCAGCTTCTGTTATATCTTTTGCGTATGCCTGAATGAATACCGAATCCCATTTATCCTGATATTCCATAAGGTACTCTCTATGTGAATACGGTGGGTGTAGGAAGATTATTCTATCACACCTATCCAATGTATCCTCTACCAACTTAGGGTTCTCTAAACGGAAGATATGGGGTATAGAAATGGATGATTGAATATGCTTAGCAGGTCGTTTGTTATCGATTATCAAACATACCTCTTCTTCGATGGTAGGAATTATATGTTGAATAAAATTATTTACCCATATATCCCCACCACCGATAATTTGATTACCCGCAGATGTCGTAACAAATACTATCATAACTTATTTTGTATATGGAGAAGGGCCCAATAACTCTTCATTCCATAATGCCTTCAATTCATCTAATGTAGAAATATTACTAATATCTATATCAGTTATATCTCTTAATGCCTGTTTTTTAGTTCCAATTTCAGTAGATAGAGTAGTATTACCTTGCTCCAATGCTTTCATAAATTGAATATCCAAATCTTTGAAAACTACTTCTCTTCGTTCTCTAATTTTTGTCTTATGAATTTGCAATGCTGATTCTATGTTTATAGGTATCATAATATAATTTTAAAATTCTTCGGTGTATCCCATTGCTAAAAAATTGTTTCTCATTTTTTCATTAGTTCCTTTCCAAATTCTATCGTTCCAATTTGGTTCGTAAGCGTTGTGAAATGTTTTATCATATTCACTTTGTGGATAAACTATTATAGGCCATTCTAATGGAACTGCAACTGTAGCCTGTTTTGCAGCATCTATTTCTGATTCTGCTTCTATGTTGGCTGCGCCCACACATACTTTAGCATCTAAAGTCGGGTCTGTGTTTGGAAAAAGTGCGATATATTTCATAATATTTTTATTTATGTACTGCTATTGATAATCTAGACCCATCACTTGCTTCACTATCCAATATTAATCTAAATCCAGAATATTTTAGATTGGTAATAGAAACAACTTTTGGGCAAGTTGGGCCCTGCCATCCTACTTCAACGGTATAATAACTAAATTTATTTGTATTAGCTGGATTGACAATACCCTGTGTATCCCATGATTCATTACTATATATAGGTTCTACAAAAGTTATATCAAATGTATTAGCACCAGCATAAGTAACAGTTTCTATATTATATGAGAATGGCCACCATATCGTAGAGTATATAGTATGATTAGTGGATGAATCGGGTTCAAAAAATCCATATGCTCTTAACGTTTGAAATGCTCTATTAAATCCTCCGAAAAAATAATTGGTGAAAAAACTACCACCCGCACTTCTGTTTGAACGAGGATATGCTGCATTGTTAATATAAATTCTTTGATTATTAGAGAGGTGACCTTTTGAATCCGAATTATATAATATAAATGAACCTCCTATTTCTCCAATAGTTTGTCTATTTTGCGCACTATCATTACCTGCTACACTATTGGGAACACCATTGACTAATGCATCACTCGATAACCACAAATCTAATAATCCTGGTTTTGTAAAAATATACCTATCAGTATCCTGTCCCAAATTAATACCACTTTGGTTCATATTAGATGATGCTACCGCTGCATTATATAAAACGTTAATGTTTGGAAAATAATAATTTATATTTAAAACATTATTATAATCCACATTAAAAACGATGTATTGAAGAAGAAAAGCATATGTTACACCTGCTACTAAGTTAACACTATTCATATAGAAAGCGTTAACAGTACTGGTAGGATACCCTTCTGTTCCATACGCACCACCATGCGCACTCTCTACTAATCCTGAAACATATTCTTCGGAGTACATATTTGTGCTACCTGGACCATAGATGTATAATCTTAACGCCACATATGGGCCTGGAAAAGATTCAGGTGCAGTATCCGGTAATGCAGTAACAGAAAGTGCCATTGTGGTTGGCAGGTTTAATGTAAATTCATATGTAGCTGTAAGAGGTACCGTAAAATTAGTCGTTGAATTCCAAGTTGGTGCATAGGGCCATGTTGGATAAGAAGGACCAGGCACTTGCAAATATCCGTTCGCACCCTGACCCTCTAATGAACCGGTTTCAAAGTGAGCAGTTCCGGCTGCAATGCCGGTAAGCGGAATAGTTCCAGCAGTTGCGTTTAATGGGTCAGTTGCATTAGTGGTATCATAATTAAGTGATACTTTAGTTACACCATTAGCATCTCTTAATTTAATTACACCATCACTCTGTAAAAGTGTCTGTCCTCCTGTCAATGTATTTGAACTAATAGTCCATCCTCCAATAGTACCGGCCGTATTCGCCGTTAATGTTGTTGCAGTTAAATTACCACTCAATGTTACACTTGATGCATTTATATTACCACTCGTATCCAATGAAAAGTTACCTGCTGCAATTGAAAGGTTCTCACCATCCCATAAGATATACTTACTTCCAGCAGTATTTTTTACAGATATTTTCGAAGTAGAGGCACTAGTTCCTAAGAATATACCTTTTCCACTAGCTGCATATCCTTTGGTTGCACCCTGTCCAATTGAAATATAAGGTGAACCATCTCCTCCCCAAATTGTTATATTCGCCGCATTTCCCGCTGCATTAGTACCAACATTAATTGTGTTTTGTACATAAGATTCTTCTGCAATTAAGAGACCCGTTGATATTGCACTAAATGATGTGAATTCTTCCCAACTTGCATCACCCCCGTTTGTCGGAGTAGATGTTGCACCAATCGTTGTTAAATCTGCACCTCTAAACGCATAGAATTTTCCACTATGTTTAACCGCATCTTTTTTAGTAGCATTATTATTTAATACAAATCCAGGGTCGGCCGCTTTCTTAGTTGCATAATCACCTATAAATAAAAGACCAGGCCCTTGTCTACCTTCTTTCGATACTGATACCTTATGAGTTCTTACTTCACTACCCGCTACACCTTCTGAGTTAACGTAACTAATTGTAACAGAAACTGTCACTCCTGCATCCGTTGTAGGTGTACTAGGTGTTATAGTTCCGTTTGCATTATTAGTTCCACCGGTAATAGCAGAAACATAATAAGTACTTGCTCCCAAACCGGTTGAATATGAATATGATGTAGTTTCTTTTACGGTTATACTAAAGTTTGAAGGTGCTGCAAAAGTAGATGATGATGCAACGTTTTGTGAATCCGCTGAAAAACTTACTAATGTAGTAGGCGGTGCGTTTTTAATTTTTGATAATGAAACGGTATCAGTTACACTTCTACTCGTTCCCTCACTATCAGTTACAGTCGCACTTACAGAAACTACAGTACCATCAGTTCCATTTGCTAATGTTCTACCACTTAATGTAATAGTTCCTGTTCCAGGAGTTGTTACAATTGTTGCTATATCAGCTGATGTTGCACTTAATGCAGTAATTGTTTTTGTTGTAGTAGCACCATTATATGTTTCACTAACTGTCACAACGGGATTACTAAATGCTCCGATTTGAACACCCGTTGATTTCGCAGTTACACTTTGTGATTTATTTGTTATTTCTACTTTTAATACCGGAGCTGCTTTTCTTGATTTAGAAATTGTAGCAGTACCAACTAAAGTTCTAACTACTCCTTCGGAATCTGTTACAAGTCCGGTAATAGTTAATACTGAAGTATCCGTTCCGTTTGCCAAATTAGCTAATGTAATCGTAGTAGCATTTGTTGCACTAAATCCAGTATATGAATTAGTTGCAGTAACAGTTGCAGCCGCATTTAAATTTCTATCTGTAGTTGTACCCTGATATGTATCTTTTACACTTAATGTAATATTACCAAATGCAGTTATCTGTTCTCCGGTTGATTTAGCATCAGTTGTCTGTGAACGATTATTTATTATAAAATCTAAAACAGGTGCCGCTCTTTTTGCTTTAGAGTAAACTATTGTTTTAGAATATGTTTCAACTGCACCACTACCATCTTTATAAGTTATAGTTACAGAAACGGTTGCAGTATCAGTAGCAGTTGGGAAAGATGATATACCAACGGTTGCAGATGTTGCCGATGTACCTAATGTTTTTATAACAGGTGTACCCGTATTTCCTGCAATTGTATATGAACTAACATACCATCTATTATTAACTAAGTTGGTTGAATTAGTTGCACTCGCATCATAATTAATTTGCTCATCTCCAATAAAAGCAGTTATTACCGAATCACCATTTGTGTAAGTATCATCAAACTCTCCAGTTGATTTTGCAGTAAACGTATGTGATTCTTTTGAGAACTTAGTAAGTAATGGAGTTTGTAAAATCACCGGGTCAATTGTTACCGAACCTGTGTACGCTACTCCTCTTCTATCTAATTGTTGGAATATATAAGTAGTTGAACCGAACCCACTTCCTGTTACAAAAGTTGTAGCAGAATTAGTTCCTGCATCTAATGTAAAAGTTAATGGTGAAGTATTAGCAGAACCACTTAGGGTTGCTAATAAGTTTCCTCCACTCTTAACATGCTGGATTGGATATACCGATGATGATGGTAGGTTTAATCTATCAACTGATAATACTATTCTTTGTGTAGATGGGTCTGGAGCTAATGTTGTTCTCTTATATGTAAATTGATTTTTATTTGCTCTCGCTAAAACTTGCTTATCTTTCTCACCATCTGATTGTCTAAATATTGTAAAGTTTTTAGTAGCCGGCAATGATGAAGATGTTTCAGTTAAAGTGTAAACAATTCTATCTACAATAACTGATGTTGCAGTTGTTGGATTTGCATGTCTACTTCCAGTAAAACTACTTAGGGTTAATGTTGCGCTCGCACTATAAAGATTTTCAGAATAACTTCCAAACGCACCAGGATATGGAGATAAAACTGCGGAGTATGAGGCAGGTGGGATTGGAACTCCACCACTATCAAATGCCTGTGATGTAATTAATAAATTACCTAATACTCTATTTTTACTAATAGCTATATTAAGTTGTTGAGTTTCCGGAGTTGCAATTAAATCTGAATCAAATGAGAAATAATTTTTATCTGCATCTACTATAATCTCTTTATCAATTAATTTAAGATTACCACTTGCAAATTGTTTCTGAGTGAATACATCTATTGGGACGTAGTTATTGTTTATATCAAAAAATTCAAACTTAAAATCAAATGTTTCCTGCTCCAACTGTCTATCAATTGGGATTGTAAAATTAAATGAATCAGGTGAATATCCTAATTCATTTGAGGTTTTCAAACTAACCGAACCCACTTGCCAATAAGAGTTTACATCATTATTTGTTCCTTCAAAATTAATTTTCCAATCGTCTGTTTTTTGTGGTATAAAATTAATTGAACGCTTATTAGGATTTCTGAATTGGTTTGAGCCAGTTATCTCTTCTATACTTTGAGTTAAGTAATAATTAGCCACCCCACTTCCACTTCTCAGCGTAGATGTTAAATAAATTTTTAATCTATCTGATTGATTATTTATCGCAGAATCATATAGAGAATAGTATTCTAAAGTATATTCACTTCCACTAAATAATCTTAAATCATCTCCTATATTACTTGATATTCTATTATTTTTAAACTTAACTGCTTTGTAAATTTTGGAAGAATCTAATGTAGTATTAGCAGAACTTTGTGTTGCCCAATATGTATTCCAATTTGTCCCATCTAAATAAGAGCCAGTAAAATATCCTATTCGTTCTATTGAACCTTGAATTACACTTGTAAGTATTTCAGCTGAATCTACTCTGGTATCCTGAATAACTGCATAATCTAAATTAGTTGCCCTACTCTTTTTAAAAACTTTTAACCTTTCAACATCACCAACAAATGTGGCTAAATTACTAATCGAAAATCTACCGAATGAACCTAATATAGGAGATTCAGTTGGATTGGTAAAATATTGATAATTCATCGAATAGGATGCACTCTCAAATCTACTTATAGTATTATCAGAACCCGTAAATGGAATTCTTACTATTAAAGTTTTTTCATTAAGATATTCTAACACATCCGCATCTCGTATTCCCGTACCATTTACCGTTATAGTTGTTCCACCATCTTTAAAACTACCACTTTGAATTTCTAAAAAGTATCTAATTCCTCCTCTATATCCTCTTACATCAGTTCCTTCTGTAGGAGTTTGTGCATATCCTTTAAGTGTAGATGATGATTGAGCAGTTTGAACTAATGTTTTAGCATAAAAACTTTCATCTAATTCTTCAATTTCGACCTGAGGTCTTTTTATAAATCTAACTCTTGTTTCGTTGGGTATATTTTTATTAATCTTTATTTCCTTTTCCCACTTAACATTGTAGATACCAACCCATTCTTCTGGAACTTGAGAAACAACACCATACTCATCTATATAAGTTTCTAACTCTCCTAATATAGTAATCTTACCAATTCCAATAGGAGTATCCTGATAAACATGAGCAGTTACTAATTTAGATAATCCTTCATAATATTCCGGAATACCTTCTCCAGGCTGAACAAATAATGGATTGCCATCCACATCTAATACTTCTATTTTAATTTCCGTTGCTCCTTTTAAGAAGGTAGAACCTTCTATCAAAAACCCATTTTTACCAGAAGTAAATGTATCGGATAATTCAGATACTCTAAAAAAGTTAGAGCTAGGAGATGTATCCGTAACCAATGTTTGAAAATCGGTTAATCTTAATAAAGGTGATGTTTTTTGGATTTTTGCCATTCTGTATAATTTCTTATAGATAAATACACTTTCGTTGTATTTATTTATAAATATACTAAAGAAATCTAAAGAATGATAAAGAAATCAGAAAGATATGCTATGTTACAACTCCCAAAAGAGATTCATACTGCATTAAAAGACTATTGCGATGAGAGAGGTTATAAAATGAGTAGGTTCGTATCTAACCTAATTAAGGATAAAATACGAACCACTAATAAATCTAGGAATGTTCTTCCTGTGGATAAAGTTAGAATTTAACCGAACTGAATCCGTTATCTTTTTTAATCTCCAATAAACTATCTACCACATCTCTCATTGAATCAATGTGTGAGATTACTATTACAAACTCAAATTGAGTTTTAAGATATGCAAATGCCATAAATAGGGATTGTAAGTTCTCACTATCTAATGTACCAAATCCTTCATCTATTACTAAGAAGTTTGGACGAGGTAGGTTACATATATTGATTAAAGCAACTCTGATTGCCAACCCACTAACAAACTTCTCCATACCACTGCACATCTCCAACGGCCACTTTCTATTATCTCCGTAATTGATATAAGCATTAACATTCTTACCATCCATCTGTAGGTTCATACTGAAATCTACAATCTGACCTAATATGTTATTAATCTCTCCTTCAATTGCAGGAAGTGTTCTACTGATTAATTCATAGGATATACCATCTCTTTTTACCGCATCCAAATAGTAATCGTATAATTTATTAGTTTCTTCTAACTTCTTAATTTGAGCAATCCTACCTTCGATTCCTTCTTTTTCTTGCTTTGCTTTAGAAACTATACTATTGATAGATAATTTTTCATCATCAACTTCTTTGATTTGTTTTTTAATACCATTGATAACCTCTTTGGTATCAGTAATATCTTTACGAAGTTGTTTATTCAATTCTATTTGCTCTTTGTTTCTATGATACTCTTCAATCTTAGAAGTTGAATCTTTTATACCATCCTCAGAATCTCTTATATCCAATTTAGTTTTAGAAATATACTCTTTGATTCTACTAACTAAAGTTTTGGAATCATTTACCTCTTTATGTTTAGATTGATATGATTTATATGCTTCTTCGACATCATCCCAACTATCCAAAGTTTGTTGGATACCGGTAGCATCAACTAATGCCTGTTTAACTATTGCTTCCAATTCAGGTAATGCATTTTTCGCAACCATCGCATCTTTAACAAATGTATTATCACAACAATATTTACAATTTGGGTCATATTCATGTTTATCCAAATGTTTTATCTTTTCTTCAGCTAAACTTAAATATAATTTTGCATTTGAATATACTTTCTCTGCTTCAATTAGTTTTTTCTGTTCTTCTTGATAATTTGAATATACAACTTCTATATCAATACCATTATATTTAGATAGATGGGATTGTGATTCGATTAATTCCGATACTATACCTTCTGCCTGTGTTAATTGTTCTTCCATCTTCACAAGTTTACCATTATTAGTTTCTAATGAACTTGTAAAAGATTCTAATCGTTTTGTTTCAACATCTAAATCAATTGAAAGAGTAGTTTGTTGAATTTGAGATTCTAAATTAGATAACTTCCTTTCTACTTCGGTTTTATCTTGCTCAAACTCATCCTTCTTTTCAACTAACTCATTAAATACCTTTCCGTTAGTTTTAACAATCTCATCTAATTCCGCTAATCTCAAAGAAAAATCATCCTTCTTAAAATTCTTTAATAAGATTGCAGCTTCTTTATTATCTTCGTTTACAACATCAAATAATTTATCGAATACATTTACACCGATATATTGTGCAAGAATATCTTTTCTTTCCGATTGTGATTTATCAATGAATAAAGCATTATTACCTTGCAATGAAAGTGAAGTCATTACAAAATCTTCATAAGTACCTAAATACTTTTTGATTACATCATTTGTGTTTCTTCTCTCATCGCCATTAAGTGATTCATTGATTCCATCTACTACTCTCCAAAAATTAACATTTACTTTAACCTTTTCAGTTTTAGTAGTATGTGCCTCCCTTTCTATAAAATAATCTATACCATCAATCTCAAAATTAAATTTACAACTGAATGTATCTTTTTGATTATTCATAATATGAGTAGCCTTAAATGCTCTACTACACTTATCAAATATGCAAAATGAAAGTGAATCGAATAGGGATGATTTACCCTGTGTGTTCGGTGCAAATAAACCAATGATTCCCTTTGCTCTATCAAACTCTATTTTGTTTCCTTCACCATATGAGAACATATTACTGAATTCAAACTTCTTAGGAATCCATAGAATATTATCCGTATCCTCATGTGTAATCTTCGTATTAACGTTATTATTAATCTCAATTACCTTATTAAGGGTTTCATCATCTAAAAGAAATTGCCTCTCTAAATACTCCTTAATTAACCCATTCTGAACGTTTACATCTTTAACATTACCCGCTAAGTTTCTAGCATTACGATTCTTTGTTTTCATAGAATTCAAAGTATCTTGTCGAGTAACGGTAATCTCAGAAATGTTAAACATCTTTTGTAATTCAGTTGATACTAATTTAATATCAGCTGCTTCCGTTTCCTGAAATCTAACTCTTAAGCGTGGTTGTTTAGGAAGTTTAGTTCCAATCTCATCACGAACCCATTGTGGTATAACACCATTTGTTACATCAATAGTTAAGTAACCATAATCGTTGTGAATATTAAACTCTTCAAAAGTTTCATTCTTCACATCCCATAATAGGTAACCATGATTCTCTAAGTATTCTCCGTGATTTTGTTGAACAACCGAACCCGCATAAACTACAATCGGTTTACCATTTGCCTTATCTCTTTGTTGAACGATTTGTCTTTTATGAATATCTCCCATCAATACCATATCAAACCCATCAAACATATCAGGTGTGAAATTGTTAGATGATACTATGTAACCAATATCGGTTCTCGCAGCATCTACCGGTCCATGAAAGAAACATATTTTAGTTTTACCTTCTACATCTTTACCCAAAGGCCAGTTTGCTTTCTTATCTAAAATTGAATAGACTGTAAAAGTTAATTCATCATTGATATGAATTGTGCCTGTATCTCTTAAGTAATATAAATTTGGATTGTTTAGGTTATCACAGATAGGAGTTAATACATCCAATCTATCCATATTGTTTAAGTTACAATCGTGGTTTCCTGTGATTACAAATGTAGGGAAACGATTTGCACATTCATTGAAGAACCAAGTGATTTCTCTAACTAATTCCGGACTCATCTCCGTTTTAGCGTGAGCAATATCACCCGCTAAATAAATAATAGCGTTTTCTTTCTTTTGTGAATCTACATCCACTAAGAATTTATTTAGAATCTCTCTATACTCCTTATGACGTTTTAAGTTACGGATGTGTAAATCCGCTAAGTGATAGATGTAATCTACTTTTATGTTAAGCATGTTTATACTATATGTTGTGTTACAAAGATACGAAAAAAAGGTGAGAATACCAAATTATTTACCAATTAAATCCATTGGTGTATTGCGGAATATTCTATATGAATCCTCATTAAAGTGTTGAGTACTAACCTCGTATATAGTAGATAAATCATCTATAGCTTGCAGTTGGTGTGGCAATCCTCTTTCTATCGTAACCGAATCACCTACTTTGATTATCTGAGATACCAACTTACCATCTTCTACATCCAACCAACTGAATATAAAACTTCCCTGTTGTACATACCAACTCTCTTTTTTCTTTAAGTGATAATGCATAGAGAATTTATCTCCGGTATAGTTGAATACTAATAATTTTCCACAATACTCTTCATCATTGTGAATCCATAATTCGTGCCCCCATGCCTTTTCTACTTTAAGGGGTTGTTTAATTTCTACTTCTAATTTCATATTAATTACTTAGTGGTGCTTTAATTTTTGGATGTGATTCATATCCTATTAATTCAAAACAATCAGGTCTGTAACTTTTAAGTTTTTCATCTAAAGTTTTCTCACCCAATCGTTCTTTAACCAATTGATGTTGATACCAATTCCTTTCGGTAATTTGTATCGTTGGTAAATCAAATGATGTTCTACTGATTTGTTCTTTTGCTTGTTCAATATGATTTTTATATAAATGAACATCTCCTAAGTTTCCAATCAATTCATCCGGAATCATATTCACTTCCTTTGCGATAATCTCTAATAACAATCCATAAGATGCAATGTTAAATGGTAACCCTAAAAATGTATCCACACTTCTTTGATTCCACATTAAAGAGATTGCTCTATATTTTCCTGGATTAACTATCTTTTCTTCTCTTGTTGTTTTTCTTGTGTAAAGTTGAAATCCATAATGACAGGGTGGAAGAACCATTTTATCTAATTCACCTACATTCCAAGCAGATACCATCAATCTTCTACTATCAGGATTTGTTTTTAGTTCGTTGATTAGGTTTTGTATTTGGTCGGTATCTTTACTACTCCAATCTTCTTGCCAATACTGACTTGTATCTACACTTTCCCAATTTCTCCATTGCTTACCATAGATAGGTCCTAACTCACCCCATTTTTCAGCAAATGTTTCATCAGCTTTGATTTTGTTTGTGAATTGTTCCTTTGTTAAACAAACATTATCATATGGCCCAGAGAATGGTGGATTTTCTTTTAACCATTCTGTTTGATAGTTTTTATAAGCATCACCATCCCAAATGTGACAATCATAATCTAATAGGAATTTAATGTTAGTATCCCCTCTTAAAAACCATAGGAGTTCTGTAACTATTGATTTCCAATGCATCTTCTTTGTAGTGAGTAGCGGAAATCCTTCACTCATTTTATGGCGGATTTGATGTCCGAATTCTGATATAGTACCCGTTCCGGTTCTATCTTCTTTCTCTACACCGAATTCAATTATATCACTTAATAGTTGTTGATATTTTTTGTCTAAGTTATTCATTATGTAAACGATAGTTTTAATCTTATTAAATCCTCAAATGATGAGGTTGTGTTTTGTTGTATCTGTTTTGTTACTTCTACAAATCCCATTTCCGAAGGGTCTTTCCCACTTAATCTAACTAACTTACAATCGATTCCATTTGCAGTTAAGTATTCATAATGCCTAATAGCATCTCCCATTGCATCATCATCTAATACAATATTGATTGGTGGTTTCTCCGTTAGAATTTTATCCGTTAATTCTTTGGAAAGTGTTTTACCTAATATTGGAGAAGCATTTCGTTTGATTGCAATTGCATCAAATGCTCCTTCACAGAGTGTTACCGGCATTTTCCAATTTATCATTGATTCAAATCCAATTATATTCTTTGATACAGGTGGATTCTTATATTTTAATTTCTCATCTGGATAAATACTTCTAGCTAAAAAGAAATTAAGTTGATGAAGTGAATTGTAAGATGGTACAATGATTCTTCCTTTATACATACCACCATCACAGTATCCTATTTTATGTTTAAGAATATCCTTATCACTTATGCCTCTTTTCTTTAAATAATTATAAGCAACTCTAAATTCAATAATATGCTGATTATCTAATAGTGTTTTATATTCAGATGGTAAATGTATTTCTACAAAATCCTCATCCTCTGCTTTAGCTATATATCCCGATTCATCGTAGATTTTCATTACCCTTTGGATAACATCATAATCTACACTTAACTTCTTCAATAGAGAATGAACCTTCTTACCTCTAGCATTACACACCCAACATCTCCACTTTTGTGATTCTAAGTTGACCTGTAATTTAGGTTTATGATGGGAACAAAATGGGCAATAGTATTGGATTTCGGAACTACCTAAGTTTCTTCCTTCTCCCAAAACTACATTCATTTGACCTAATACATATTGTTTATCTATTTCCGAAATCATATCTTTCTTTTAACCAATTAATGTACCACCTATTTCCGTTATCATTAAAGTGTATATCCATTTTAGATACAAAGTATTCGGGATGAGTTTCTGTTATATAAGATTGAATACTATTAAACTCACCAAACATAATGTGATTATTATTTATTTCACGAAGAAGAACTTTATCCTTTTTATATGAACTAAGCCCATTGAAGCATAAATCAAAATCACTTGAGTAGAAAAAGTATTCTAAATTAATACCGATTGATTTTGCTAGATTCTTTAATAGATTTACTTCCAACAATAAATCGTTTAGTATATTTAATTCATTTCGAGTTATAAAAAATCCCAAATAAGGCATGAATACCATTTTGACTAAATCTGAATTCATTGAACTCATATTCGGATATAAACTATAATATCTATTGTGGAAAACATCTCTATCGGCATATTCTATGGTTTTATTATCATAGGAATACACACTTCTCAATACACCTTTTTCTAACGGCATATTGGATTCATTAACACATATTCTACTACATACAGTTAATTGAACTAATATGGTACTACCACTTACATCAATATTCTGTTCTATAATTTTATTAAGTTTTAACTTAACTAATTTAAGAATATGGTCATTTGATAATGAATGGTGTGTATTGAATTCTACATCATTACGATGGGATTCTTTAATATCTCCGGTAAATAAAGAGAATGAGTCTCCGAAAAGATACAATTTTTTCATACCCAAATATACGAAATTATTTCGATATTTCCAAATACTTTTTGTAGAGTTGGTTTGCTAACCAATGGTGGGAATCTAAGCAAGGGTGGTCATCGTTTACTCCGATATTCTCCCTTAATGTCCATTTGTTCGTTCGATTCATAACATCCCAACTTTCGTATGGGGTATCATTGTATATAATCGGTAAATTATATGGGTCATCTTTAACAACCTCATATATCAAATGTTTGGAATATTCTTCTACTGAACCGATTAGATAGATACATTTACACCCATATTTATCCTCTAAGATACTAAATCTTTTTTTAACTTCCAAGAGCATTATTTGGAATATTTTGGTAAGGATTGGGTTCATTTTTTCAACATCCTCTTTGGTTTGGATGTGAACCGGATTTAATCTAGCAATTGCATATTTTATATCTTCATAAAATTCAGGCCCAAAAATACCACCTGTGCTTCTATATTTACTTTGGGTATGCCCAATATCTCTTACAACGTTAGTGAATTGGAAAACTAATAATTTTGGATGTATTGCCTTTTCCGATTTCAAATAATCTAACCATATATCAAGAGTTTCGATTGCACCATAGTTACTACCCCCATTTCCAAAATTAGATACCGTTTGAGTATTTAATAATTTTCCTAATACACCACTATAATTGTTGTTGGTTCTAAATTCATAGAATTCCGAAAATGTTTCACTTACAGTCTGACAGGGTTCGTATGAAGTTTTTCCTTTGAACATATCAAAGGTGTTTGTATATCTATTTTTCCATAGATGAAATTGCAATCCTTCGCCATATGTGAAAGAATCACCAATTGTAATTAATAAATCACTCATATCTCGGTATATCTTTTCGGAAGAATTTCCCTAATATATTATCGTTAAAATAAACATCTCCATTTTCTAAAACTCCTAATGAAAATAGGTACTTTGTTTCTAAATATGTAAGATGCTTTGGAGCAAAGGCAAATTCGATAATCGTTCTTTCGAACTCTTCTTTTTTACCTTCTTTAATAAGTTGTTTGATTTCAGAGTGAGAACCATAGTATGTTTTCCAATCACTCTCTTTTTGAACTTTCTTTTTCTTACTAGCTCTTTTATCAGTTATTTCAGCTAATTCTTTTTTACCTAATGCTTTTGTGGTAACTGATATAAGTTGCTTCCTTCCAATATATTTTTTACCGGATGGAATATGCTTCACCTCATACACAAACCCAAATGCCCCATAGGGAATCTCATTTATATCTGAGATTACCCCATTTTGATATTTCCACATACTATAACCTTTTAGTTTGAATTATTTTTTAACACCCGCTGAATAAGGAGCAGTTGTATTAACATTACCCTTTCTAGCTGCGTTTAAAACATTATCCTTCAAATTATAATCGGTCATACCGCTCATAGCCTTCGAAGTAAATCCAGCAACAGCAATTTCACCTGCAATTTTAGTACTGATGAAATCTGTTTTTTGTCCAGGAGCTCCCTTTTCTTTTAACTTAGAAGTGTTGTAAGTATCAATTAATGATTTTGCCATTTTATTTTATTTATTATAAATATTAAAACTATAACGATTAAGTATCAAAACGAACCACAATGTTAACCGGTAAATCTGGAGTAGATTTAGGTTTCGCGGGTATTTTTGCAACTGCAACTAAATTCATTTCATCATCATATAAACCAACTGTAGTAATGTATGGTGCCAGGAACGAACCCGTTGGGTCTAAAGAAGAACTAAACTCATAATCATCAAACCCAACTGCACCTGATAAAGTTTTAGAAGAGGTTATCATTTGCCCCAATACTCTACTTCCAGATGTAAATGTGTGTTCTGATTTAATTCGGAAATCTAAATCAAAGAAAGAACCACTATCACCTAATGCCGGTGGCTTAACTTCGATGTATTTGTTAACATAGGCTGCACCACTATAAAATGTGGTAGCCGATGGATTGGTTGATATATTAAATTCATTAGGTTTAACTTCTAAAAATACTTCATTTTCAAATATAGTTTTAGTAGATTGAAAATTCATCTGGTATCCTTCACTCCCAAAGTTAAAGTTTCTGCCTTCAACAAAAACTCCACTACTCGTACCAAATCCAGTTTGCCAAGTTATAGTTGCAATACCATTCGCATAAAATATATTACCAATTGATTTTTTAGGATTCTGAATAGGGTATGGTAAATCCCATTCTTCATCAGCAAACATAGTTCCTGACAAAACATCTATCTCATCTATATCTCTAGTATCAATTTCATATGGTCTATCGTTTTGATATTGGTATGTTAACACTTCATCGTTATTAACTATATCATCACCAAAATCACCTTCATATAAATTAAAGTTATAATTTAAACCCTCGGTAGTTCTAATAATCATACTACCGGTATCATTACTCCCACTAAAATCTAATTCAACTACACCTAAGAAATCTCTATCATTATCAATTAAATTTGATTTACCATCATCAACTATGGTTACGAATTCACCTTTTTTACCTTTTGAATTTCTTTTTCTACCATAATCAACTACTCTAAATGAACCAGGTTTAATCCCCTCTCCTACGAATTTTTGAGGTATATTCCATACAAAAAATCTATTATCTAAATTTCTCTCTTGCACCGAGCCTAAACTATTCATACTACCGTACATTTTCGTAATATCGGTAAATTTGCCAGTTAGTATTTGGCCTCTATCACTTACTATAAATGCGTTATTATCTAAATACGACTGAAATTCATCTATATAAGAATCTGTAGTAGAATCATAGTAATACTCATATGTAGTTGTACTATTTGTATAATCATTGATATTTTGAACTACATAATACCTTTGTTTTTTAGCTTTATGTTTTTCAAAGTTCCAATTTGTTACCACCGCAACCAATTTAGGTGCGTTTCCATAAAACATTGCTCTTATACTCCTATCCGCTGAATATTCACTATATTCGTATGGAAAATCATAGTTACTACCTGAGCCATATAATTTAAATCCTTCATAATCTTCAAACGCACCTTCTCTATGTTGAATAGCGTGGAGATTAATGGTATCTTCATTAAAAGACCAGTTTTTGTAGACCTTAAACGGTCTTATCGTAATATCAGATTTAGAAATTGACTTAAACATACACCAATAAATATCACAATTAAAAAAACCCGCCGAAGCGGGTTCTATTAAAATTAAAGTTTAAAAATTAAGTTTAAAAATCAAGTTTAAAAATCAAGTTTTACTTTAATAAGTACCTCCTTATCGAAGGATTTCGCTATTGGTTGTGAAGTTTTAGCCACAGCCATTAATTCGTTAGCATCGTTGAATAAACCAACTGCTGTAATGTATGTTTTAGGGTCTGTCTCGAATGAAGGTTCTCTCAAAGTACCATCTGAACCACTTGTGAACGTAGGGTTATTAGAGAAGTTAAATTCTCTGTTTGTAGCTCTTACGAAGAAGTGTTGAGTTGATACGTTTTCAGTTCTTCTCATTTCAAAATCACCACCCGCTTTAATTGCGTTGAATAATTTATGATGGTTATATGTTTCCACTACAGGATTTGAAGTGGTATCAGGAGTTAACGCTCCCCCCACTACTTCCGCTATTGCAGTTGGGTTTAAAATTATAATACCTAAGTGTGGATAAAATTTACCATATCCTTGTTTAGAAGATGGTGCAGAATATCCAGCTACAGGGTCAATAGTAGCCTGAAGTTCTGTACCTAAGTTATTAGAACCTGATACTATATTAAATACAGTTCCAGCTTTTCCTGCTTTATCTGAGAATTTCTTACCACTATCATCTATAAATGTACGAGTAGTACCACCTACAGTTAAAGTTAATTTGATATTACCCGCATCTGCCTGCTGTCTGTATCTCGCTCTAGCTAAGTTGATAACATATATTTGGTTACTTTGGTATCCATTTTCAGTTAAATCATTATAAAATGTAAAGAACTCATCTGCTTCACCTTCAAAATTATCGTTTAAGAGAATTCTATATTGAGAATAAATTGCCTTAGTAGGATATAATGCTTCATCAGAAGTAGTTAATTGAATTGAACCACTTCCGTATTTATGTCCGTACGCAACCGCAAATTCAATAGGTGCAGTAGAACCGGTATTAGAACCAGTTAAGAACACATTTAAATAGTATTTGGATGCAGCAGAACCACTATGCCCCGCTATAGTTGCGGTAGAACCTGTGGCGATACTAGAAGATAAACTTCCACTACCATTGCTCCACAATCCTTCTGTTACAACTTCAATTTTATTTGAAATAACATCAAACTCTCCAAATTTTTTGTATATACCAGAAGAAAGTACTCCACCGCTAGTTAAACCAATTTTATCATTTGGTGGTAAGTATTGATTCATTAGATTAGCAAGTGCAGTAGAATCAATTACCCCCGCATTATCTACTAAATATTGCGAAAGTTTCTGAGTTAAATCTGCTCCTTGTGTTCCTGTAATTTGTGCCATGTTATATTAATTATTTTATGCTACATAATTTACTGTCACAGGTATAGAAACTGAACCTCCGGTTTCGTTTCCATAAACTGTTAATGTCGTTACAACCGCTGAAGTTAAGTTAGGGTTAGGAATAAACTCAAAAGTTAATCCTTTCTTTACATCCGCTGTAGCGGTAACTTGGTCACTAACAGAAATTTGTCCTGCAGCTGCCACACCGATACCTACCAATGTACCTGCTGTCTTATCAGCCAATACCGCAGTATATCCACTTGTAGTGTTTCCTGCTGGAGAAGTTGTTGGTGAAATGGTAACTTTACCTCTTGTTTGATTTGTAGTAATCGATGTTACACCGATTGATACTTGAGGTATCTTAGTTGTGTTTTTTGGAAGAGTTACTAGTTTGTATTTCAAAACTTGTGTTTCATCTGGAGATGCTTCTAAAACGGGAATAGCTTTGATTGCCGCATCATAATAAGCAGAACCCTTTGGGTGTGCTGCATCAAATAATTGATAATCAATTTCATCATCCCCTAAAGCGAATTGAGTAATGTTTAAAGCTTGTCCAGCTGCCAACTTTTCTCTACCTTTTTTAGTTAGAATAGCATCTACAATAATTTCCGAGTTATCTAAATATGCCATATTGTGTTCTTTTTGTTATTTCTATTATAAATATATAACTTATTAGTTTTATACAAAATCTTTTAATCTACCTCCAATATTGGTTCTCCACTACCTCTTCCAGCTGGTCCAACTTTCAATCTATTAGGGTTAGTACTAAATGTTTCAACCGCAGGCGTACCATCTAAAGTAGTTAGTGATGTTTGCTTAGAACCATTGAAGAAACTATTTTCTAAACCTCTAGATGTGTCCTTTGTATTACTATAGTGCCCCGAAGTGTACCCTGCGAAAGGTCGTATCTCAACTATAACACCATTTTTATATGGATATGTTCCTAAATTAGCTAATATATCCAAATAGAACGAATGTTGTAATGGCCCTCTAAAAGCAGGTGGGTTAACAGAAGGTGAATAATCTATTGGCTCAATTAGTATTAATTTGCTTTCATATCTATCTATTTTTTCCAATACTACTTTATCCGTTGCCGAAAGCTTTGTGTTTCTATATAATGAACCAGATAATCCACCCAATGGTACTCTTCTAGGAATACTTCTAGTATATTTAACTTTTATAATATAAGCATTACTTCTCTCTGTCAATATAAGATTTGAATTATCATCAAAGTATGTTCTATCAACTGCTCCTTTTTCACCTACTATACCAAATCCTTTATTAAATGGTGAATCTGGGTCGTTACCAACCTGCTGATATGCATCCTCTAAATCTACTTCACCTAAAATAGTAGGCTCTTTTAACCCACAATCGATATTAATAACTATTCCTCCCTCATTATTTAAATTAGATAGTATGGCCGCACTTGATGTTAAACCATTAATAACACTATATTCACCCATATAAGTTGGATATTCCGTACTTAGATGAATCATATCCCCTACACTATAACTACCTGTGTAAGTAGGTATAGCCGATGTTATTGTAATATTATTATTTATATCTAATACGGATTCATAAGTAGGTACAGTTAATGTTATATCTGCAAATTCTCTCGTATCAATAGAAGCGGTATGATATATGCTATCCGCAACTGGCTTAGTAATCTTTATCTTACTTCTTTCTAATAAAGATGGTTCTATTAATAATCCTTTTGAAACATTAGCTCTCGCAGGAATTACCTGGTCTAACATATCAAATAAAGATTTATCAATTGATTTAATTAATTTGATATACTCATCAAAATTCAATTGAGTTCTTTCAAAATAATAATTTCTTAGTTGGTCTAAATCTTTATAAGTATCTGTTCCATATTCATCATCCCAATCTCCAATATAATCACCTATATTAATAGGCCCTAATGAACGAAGAATATCCAAATTTATTTCTTTAACAGGAGAGAAAAATAATCCCAATCTGTTAGAATCCATCGGTGCTCTATCAAATGATTTTTTAGTTGCTCTTTGTTTGTATGATAATTGGCCATTTAGAGTTATATCTTCTAAACGAACTTTATCCTTTCCCACAAATCCAATGGATGGAACTTCCGCAGTTACAAATCTTTCATAAACTTCATATTGATATGGATAATCACTAGCGGTTGTAAAAATACTAGCAGTAGCATAACCACTATATCCACTAGCTACTTTCTGTTTTCCATTTGAATCCGATGAAGTTTCATATGTTACAAAAGGTGCAACATTCTTTATAAATCTATCACTTCCAATACTTCCACTTTGTCTATTTTTAGGATATTCAAAATCTAAACGGAAAAATAAATCACTTGTAGATGAATATACATCATTACCAAATATTGTATCAGGATTTAATGTATGCGATGTCACTACCGATTCACTTAATGCACCTCCCCAAATTCTTACCTCATCTATTGAACCACTTATACCTCCTGCATTTTGTCCACCGAAATTAATAGTACTACCACTTAACCAAGATATACCATTATAATATTTTGCATTAGAAACTAGAGAACCGGAGCCTGATGTGATTAATAAATTTAATTCATCTGATTCGCTTAATGATATTCTATCACCATTAGCCTGTTTGTAGTACATTGTGTATTGCTCATAATCTAAACTTCTAGTTAGAGTATTACCAACGTATTCGTCTCTACTAACAACTTCTCTTTGAATTGTAAAATGTTTAAATTCATTATCGAATATAGGAACGTTCTGAATACTCATTGATACCAATTCCGGAGTTGTAGTTATTAAACCAGGACCGTTGTAAATATTACTACTCGCACTCATTTGGAATACTATATCCCCATATATGGTAGAACCTGATGGAACTAATTTAACATTCCATATACCACTTCCCGCTCCACCAATGTTTACCAAACTTTGTGTATGGTAAAGAGTTGTAGATGGTGGTAATAAATAAGGTAATACAGATGTTCTAAATCTAAGTTCAACCGAATCAGGGTCATTGAATGATGTACCCTCTTTCCAATCAACGGTAAGATATTCATCTCTCGCAATGTTAATAGCAGCAGTTCTATCTTCGTATGTATATTTAGTTGATGCGGCATCTGTATTACCAGGTCCACCAAATTCAACTATCGTTAATAAAGAAGAAGGTACTCCATAACAAGCTATAATTGCGTTTATAGCTTTTCTAGTTCCCTTATGTTTTAAAAGGTATGGTAAGTTATTTAAGATTCTTCTCCAAACTTCATTTCTAGCAGTTTCAGGTGTGTAACTCGTCGCTACATTATCACCTAACACATTTTTATTAGAAGTTGTAGTTCCATCTTCGTTTAAACCAAATGCGTGTTTCCATAGTTGTTGTCCACTAAATGGTTGTTTCGGGTCCCATCCAAATGATTCTAATAAAGTATGAACCAATTTGTCGGATATACCATCTGTTGATTTATGAGTTACTCTTCTTAATCTACTAATTCCGTTTATATAAGCCCATATAATATCAAAGTGTTGACCTATCATTTCTAAGAATAATAGGTACTCTCCATTCTCTTCATCTTGTTGTAAGTATGTAGGAATGTGTCTTATTAAATAATTTCTATTTATCTTATCATACACACTGGCTGCATCTACCTGTGATGGGAAAAATGATGCGTTTGAAGATGTTATAGAATAATCTCTATACATAGTTTTCTCAAACCCATCAAAACCATTTTTAACCGCAGTAATCTTATCATTGTAAGATGCACTTGTCAATAATGATATAGAAGATGTACTTTGTACTAATGTAGTTGGACTATATGTAGATGTTATTATTTTATCTTCCCAGCTTTCAATTGTTTCTAATTTGTATTGGAAATTTTCTATTCTAGAAACTGCTCCTCCAAAATTAATAAAATTTTCAAATTTTAAAAAATTAACAGAATCTACATCACTGCCACTTGTGTATTCAATGTTAAGTTCCTCTAATGAAAACTTACTCTTAGATACATATTGATTAACTATATCCTGTGAAGTAACAGAACCACTTGATACTATTTGTTCGAAAAATTCATATCCAGTTTCATCTAATATATCTACACCAAAATTTGGCTTAAGTGGAATACACTTATCAAAATCTGTATCTGTTAATATGATTGATTCTACAATAGTTGGTATGATTTGCTTAGAAATCCATATTAAACTATTATTCGTTATATCAGTAGGAAGTGGTTCTAATAATTTAACAACTAATGAACCATAATCAATTTGATTTCTTTTTCTTCTTGTACTACCAGATTGAGGGTCTATTTCATAATCAGTTGGTACAACTTTTCCATTTTCTAATGAGAATGTAAATGTATCACTCGCTACATTGGATATAAGATAAGAATTATCATTATCAAATCTTATACTATAATATAAGTGTTTATCATCTTCAAAAATTATCTTATCTTCATAATTAACTTTTGTTGCTCCACCTGAGAATAATTTTGAAAATGCTCCACTAAATGTATTAAGGGCTTCTTGCTTAGATATTAAATATTTTGCTCTTTGTACAAATACAGTAACACTTTCTGATTTACCTACTATTTTACCACCTATACCATTAAAATAAGGTTTGAATGAAAATGTAACTTCATAAGAAGTACTTGTTTCATTGAAGTAGGCTTTATATGCATTATATAGTTCTGTAGCAGAATATGAAACTCCGCCTTTTCCTTCCGATATTGCAATATTGGAAATAAAGTTTTCTCCTAAATAAACATCAACTCCTTCGGAATTAACCGTATCAAGTTTAAAATTAAATGAAAATTTAAGTGGACTTAAATCTGCCTCAGTTATGTTCCTATCATATACTATATTAGTTACATCAGGCTGCCCGTAAAATCTTTGTCTATATACATTAAAAGATGCTCTAGTAACCCCACCATCACCCAATTGTTCATTACCTGCAAAAACAACAAGTTCATAAGTTCCTATTGCTTTTGGATTTTTCAACGAAATAGTAGCACTACCTTCTGAATTTACAGGAACTTTTATTGCTCCATCTTGGTCTGCTCCAGGTTGGTTAGGAAAGAAATATTTTACATAACTTGCTTTTTGTGTTCTTATTTCAATGAAATATTCAGATTTCTCTTCTATATTCCAATCGTAAACTGCATTCTGTAAATCAGATAATAATAAAGCTGCATCTTCTATTGTTAGTATCTCTACACTCGTTACTATCGCCGTATGCTCTCTCTGAATTCCCTCTATATCAAATAGATTTGATTTACTTGTTTTTACAAGATTTTCTTCCCCATCAAATAATTCAATTTTTTCAATATTATAGTTTACAGAATCATTTCTTACAATCGATACCTTTGAATTAAATTCTATATCTAATGTAACTGCAGATTGAACTATAGTTTGACTATCAACTCCATTTATATCTTTATAGTAAACCTTTACGGATGGCAATCCCAAAGTATTTTGTACAATAAATCTTACCGGTCCAGGAGGAGCAGGTTCTTCTTTTGGAATCGGTGCTTACATCGCATCCAATACTATATCCGCTCTATAATCGGTAAAATATTTTACTATGGTTTTTTGTGATGGCATCTATTAATAAATAATATATTTTTAAAATTATAACTGCGGTGCTTGTGCTTCTTGAGCAAATTGTTGATTTAACGCTTCTAAATATGGATTGTTACTTTGATTAAATATAGCACCTCCGCCACCTCCACTGCCTCCTCCGCCTCCCGTTGGTGGAGTAGGGCTTGGGTCTGCCGGTGGTGTAACAGGTGGAGTTATAGTATCCTCTTCGTTATCATTAAATATTACAATATTAACATCGTTGAACGCATTCTTTCTAGCTTGTACCTGAAATCTGTTTATCGGCTTTAAATCTCCACTAATTAATGTTATTGTTGATTGATTTAATATTTGTTGCTCACTTAATGTAAATGTTACTTTACCTTTAGATGTAGTTTGACCTTCTATTTCAATTCCATTTAAATATGCTTTAGCTGATACCGGCTGATTACTCTTATCCGTATATGTGTTTATTGTAAAAAATACTTGTCTTTGTGTATTTGAATAACTACCCACATACGAACTACCAGCACTCGCTGCTCCACCATATGTACCGTAATCGTAATATAGTTTCCATTGGTTGTCCGCCCATATATAATACTGCATATCCCCACCAAAATCTCTTACGATTTCCCCTGTGTACATTCCCGGTCTTTGTATCATAGTTATTTAATTTATATTATTGATATGCGATTCTTTCTCTACCCATACCACCATCTGCCAAACCCTGTCTATCCAATGATTGTGTATCAAATTGACCACCACCTCCACCACCTCCACCACCATATGGTGGACTTGGCTCCGGTTGCAATGCGGGTGGGGTTGGTTCAGGAGCCGGTGTTGGAACTATAATTTGAATAGGTTCTACGGCTGGACTAACAGGTGTAACGGTTATCGGAGTATATGTGAATGCTTCTTTTATTTCAGCAAACGTAGGAGGTGTAACTGAATTTGGTATCGCCTTTACGTTTGTATTATTAACATCGGAATCCAATCTTTGTATCAATTTAACTAATTCATCGATACTCTCCTGAGTTTTCTTATCTATAAGAACCTCATTTAATAATGTTCTCTTAGGTAAATGATAATCCACTGCCTCAGTAAATTTATCATTTAATAATGTAACAATATCTCTTTTATTGTAATATGCGAAATCTATTCCATCACCTAATGGTTTACCAAATAAATCACTTCCTATTGTGGAGTTCTTGTGTAATAATGTATGTCTAACAGCTTGCTTCATAGATTCCAATACCTTAGCAAAAAATTGGTCATAATTAACTATACCAAATTCATTTTGAATACTATCTAAGTATGATTGTGATTTAATTGTTTTAAATGTGTCAATCAATTCAGCTACGGTTAATCTATTTATTATTTCATCTATTTCATAATAAACTTCATCTCCACTAAATTTACCCATCGTAAAACTATCATATGATTGATTCAAATCTCGTTTGATGTCAAGTTCTAATGGGTCTGATTCGTTAAAGTTATTAAATGGTAGTAATCTTACTTCGGTTCTAGTTGGAGATATTTCATGTATCCACATTCTATCTCTTTCTATATCAGAACCAACTCTGTTATTTACGAAATTAAATTGAACTCTGAATATACCAATGTTATATCCTGCATCTGTAATTAGCTTTTTAACATCGATTAAATATCCACCACCCTGTTGTTTATCTAATATATTCTCACTTTTTATAAGGTATGCATCCATTTGGTTAGCATCCATATATCTAATATTACCGTAATTCAGTTGTTCTAATACATTATTAGCTGAATCATATAGAACGAATTCCAAAACATCGTTGTTACCAATATCAAATGGAGTAGGTATAAATCCTCTATCGATTAATTTTAAATCGACATCGGAAATTTCCTTCGTTATAGAAGTTCCTTCGGTTATTACCTCATCAATATTTTTAAATCTATCTAACGCCATTTCTTATTTTTTATGTTTTGTGTCTCCACATATTAGCAGTTAATGTCACTTCGTTTGTACCAGATTTTATGGATACTATTCCTCCATGATTAGCACCCTTTTCTCTCTTCCAATTAAATCCAGGATAGTTAGCTTCAAGTATTATCGTTTTCTTTTCCTGAGGTGCTAATGTTGTTTTAGCATTCTTAAGCCAAACTAAATCACCACGACTATCAAATGTTATATCAACATTCATTGTTTCCAATGAACTATTGAAAAGTTCTATAGATGGACCGGATAGGAAAACACCTTTTGGTGATTTATTCTTATAATCGAAATAAATATCTTTCTGACCAGGTTCTCCTTTTTCAATAACCCTAACAGTTAATTCACCCCCTACTTTAGCACCCTCTGCAATTCTAGCGCTTTTACCCATCAATTGCTGAGTTAAACTATCTACCTGCTTTTGAAGAGATTGAATTGTAGAACCCTGTCCCTCATTTCTAGATTGAAGTGAAACTCTTTCTATACCCTCTAAAACAGAACGTTCTAAGGATACTTGCAATGAGTCGTTTGTTAACGTAAACTGCTTTCTTATCTGTTCTGTATTTGCTTCGGCTGTTACTCTTAATAACCTCTCACTATCTAATTTAATATCCAAAGCCGCTGAAACTGCTAATAAACTAGAAACATCTGCTTCTAAATTTGATATAGTAATTGATTGTTCATCGATTATACCTAATGCATCGTTTAATGATTGAGTTACTTCATTATACAAAGGTCTCGGTACCAAATCTAATTCATTGGATTGAGTTTCAGGTATTAATTCCGTAATGTTTACATCAATTGCCTTTTTAAGTTCATCTATATTATAGATTCTTTTCTTTGTAGCAGCATAGATATATCCCTCCGCATCATTATCCATAGCAGCCTGAAAGTTTACACCGACCCTATCTCTAGCTACCAGTGAACCACTCATCTGCAAATCTTTTCTTATCAATTCAAACTCCATTACTTAATTATAAATGTTAAATCATCATCAATAAATTCACTTATACCGTCTCTTACTACTTTAAACAATAATCTGTAAACTCTATTTTTAGGAAAATTTGATGTATCCATTATAATAAAGTTTCCATCGGAATTACAGCTTATTTTTGTATATTCTGAAAAATCTACTATTATTCTTTTAGTTATCTCTTCTCTTACTGCATAATATGAAGTTTGAGGTAGATATTTAACATCGTTGTAGGCAAAGGTATTTGTAAAAGTTTTAGTTGGATATAAACCCCTACCTATAACTTTTATTTTTATTTTATTACCCTCATTATATGAATCTCTCAATTCTTTACTTCTTACTATTATCTGTGAATCTGTTAGTGGTAATAATGAACCTGTTGTAAATACAGAATCATCCCATTGAAGTTTCATCAAAGGTTGTAGGAAAGTGTTAGTTTCCTTTGAATAAAATTTTAACACACCGTATTCTAATCCAGATAATTCTATAGAAGATGTATGTGATAATCTTATTCCATAATTTACAGAACCTGTCCAATAATCATAGATAGGTTTAATATCCATATTAACATCTCCGCCAAAATAAGTAAAAGATTGAGATACTTCGGTTGTAAAATCAACTCCAGTTTGGATTTCCCAATTTATACCATCGGTGTTTATGGTCTCCGGCCAAGTTCCTCTACCCATTTCCCAACTTTCTGTTACCGGATACCCATATAGAGTATATGAACCCGCTAACTCTTCTGGTTGGGCAAGTGATAAGTGTAATTCAACATTAGATGCAGTTACATAAGATGGTATATTATCTATATCAAATTGAATAAAAGTTCTAGCATTATCTCTTTCTTCGAACCTACTATAATGTTTAGATATAGTTAATATTTCATCTAACCCCGTATTTTTTGTAGGAGTTAAATCATAAACAGATGCATCTTTTGATGCGGTTACAAAATATATCATTATATTGCTCTTCCTTTAATATCTTTATCAGGAAACTTAACTTCAAATATAGATGGGTCTAATGATGGATAGATTATCTTATTCTTTGTAGCTGAGTTTATATCGTAACTATTTCTAGCGTATATTCCTCCACACTTATTTACAATTTCAACTTTTTGAACTGATGCAACTCCTTCAACCATAGCGATAACCAATTCTATATCGGAAAGGTTTATGGTTTGGTTAAATTGCCAGTTAGCTATATTGAAAAATTCTTTTATTTCTTCGATACAAGTAAGAACTACTTCTCTACTATTAAAATTTCTATAAACCGTTACATCAAAGTTCACACCTACGTTAATGATAAACCCATCTATAATGTTAACTCCATCCGTCAACATTCTATATTCATTGATATAGGTTTTTAGGTTTTGTTTTACAGCTCTATTTAGAGTAGTTAGATTACCATTAGTATCATAACCAAGTGTATATAAATTTATTGCAAAAGGATTAATCTGTTCTGCATTTTGTGTTGTTTTTTGTACAAAATTTCTAACTTCTGTTTTAATCTCATCAGTTGTAGGAACTTTATTTCCTTTTGATATAGCCTTCTGAACTATTGTTTTAGTTATTTCTGCAAATTGAGTAACATTATCAGTTGAATTTAAAATACTCTCAGGTGAATTTGCATTGAGAGAATTATCACCTATAGCGAATACTTTTGCAACAGAACCGAATTTAGAAGGCATTGATAATGCTCTAATCTGATAATCTTTTGCAGTTACTGCTCTATTTTGTGATGCAAAGTTTGCCAACGCAGCTTCTCTTATCTCATCTATGTTTTCTAATCCTCTACCACCTTTAGCGGGTATTTCGTTTTCTACTGCTATTGAGCTTTTAACATAATTGTAAACAGAGTCATCTAATTCCAAATTATTAATCAAATCATCATCAAACGAAATTGATTGTATAGTTGTTAAATCACTTTGAGGTACATTTGAAGAAACTCCCCCACCTGTTAAATAAATTATATTTAATATAGTTCCTGCACTAGGAGATTGCCCGTATGTTTTTGTTTTAAGGAAATTTGTTGGGTCATAAGATTCTGCCATTCTATCTATAGAATTATTCAATCCAAGACCAACATTCTTAACATTAGGTATAAGTAACTCATCTGATAATGAACTATCTCCACCACCAAAATGAATTGAAGTGGTAAAATCATCATTTACCTTTGTTACAAATCTTCTACTAGTTTTTAATAATTTTAAGAGATACGGAACAGTATCCTTAAATTGATATAAATCAGGGTCGTTCTGTTCTACATTTGGATAATCTATATAAATTGTTTCCTGTGCCAAATATGGAACTTCATACCATTTGTTTCCATTATCATCGGTTACAGATTCTATTGAAATTATATTAGTTTCATCTAATTTTATGGATTGAAATGATTCAGTTGCTCCAATAACACGAGTAGCTATCTGTGCATTCGCAGATATTGCTTGTATTTTCTTTTTTACTAAATAGTAATCAGGAAGCTTAGTACTTTCATCTATACTATATACACTTATATCTCTATCAGTTGGGTCATTGAAATCTAATGCTTCCGTTGTTCTGAATGTTATATCAGAGTTTGCAGTAGATGATACACTAAATCCTTGTTGTATTCTTACTAAATATCGGGTATCTAATTCACCCACACTATCCGCTTTACATAACTGATAAACTGATAGTGTAGTTACTGCCGGAGAGGTTGATTTTGGTTTATATCCTAAAAGATTTGCCAAAGCAAATACATTCCTTTCTTCCGCAGCATATTGAATTAAACTCTCTCTTAATGATGAATCTGTATAATAGCTTAACACATCCCCTATGTAGGAAGCCATTTCAATAAACATCATACCAGGTGATGTTTCATTAAAATCATTATATGTGTTAGGGAAATAGGTTTTAGAATATTCTATAAGATTATCCCTAAATGAGGTAAAATCTTTAGAAAGGTAGGAAATATCCCTACTATTTCTTCCTATTTTTTTATTTGTTATTTTGAATGCCATTATTATCCAACATTAAATGTTACTGTCTCCAGGGTTTGTTGTCCTGAAATTTGATACTTCAACGAAACCGCAAAGATATTTCTATCAATGTTTGTATTATTTTGGTCTACAAATATCTCAACAATATTAATATAAGGCATCCAAAGTGAAATCGCATCTTCAATACTATCCTGTATGCTTTGTTCCAAATCATCTGTGTTTTGACTAAACAATACATCATATAAATTTGTACCAAAATCAGGCTGCATCAACCTTTCTCCTTTAGTAGTTAATATCAAATTTTTAATATTTGATTTAACTTGGTCTTTAGTTTGAAATGATTGAGAAAAATACCCATTAGAGCCCTTTTGAAGTGGCAGAGTTATTCCTATTGCAACTCTGTCGTTTTCAACAAGGTCTAAGGTATTTTTTCTATCAATTACAATTGCCATAGTTTATTATCTATTCTTATCTTTACTCGCCGCCAAAACCTTAGCACTTCTTGCTATCGCTTTATCTAATATATCGTTTCCAGTACTAATTGGAGTAGATGGATTAGTATAGTGTGGTTGTATTCCCATCTGTGGATTACCATATCCAATCATTTCAGGTGTTAATGTTCCATACTCACCATCTGTTCTAGAAAAATTAGGTCTTACCATTGTTTCGTTTAAAACCTGATTTAATAGAGGATTTCTAGATAACGTCTTTTCTTCTCTATCTCTGTTAAGAATTTTGTCAGCTAAATCGAACGGGTCAGCACTTTCCTCAACTAAGTTCATAAGAGATGAATTAGTTGTCTTAGTAGATGGTTGCGATTTCTTAACCTCTGCTAATACCTCTTTTCGTATCTCCTCCTTAATTAGGGATATTTCTTTCTTTACTTCCTCCTGAACGATTATCTGAATTGCTTTAAATAGTTTGTTCGTGTCCATACATTGTTTATTGTTTATATAAATATTTAGTTTTATGATTTGGTAAAATACATTGCATCGAAGTTAAATCCGGAATCTGCTTCACCCCCAGCTAACATCCTTGAGGGTGTATATGTTTTATCCGACCTAACCGATTTCTGACTACCACAATCCCTTACAATTATCTCTCCTCCTTTATCTCCTACTTTCTTAGTTATACCAACCATTATCACAAAATGGCCTCTAGGTCTCCTAGATGTACCAGATACTCTGATAATCATAGGTGCTTTTATGCTCCTTAGTAGTGTTTTATAAGCTTCATAAACATCATTTTGGCTAGTGTTTCCTTTGATATTTCGTTGGCTTCTAGTAAACTTACCTCCTAAAAGTTTAGGTGCATCTGCAAAAAATACTCCAGAACTAAAATTGTTACCGGACATATACTTTCCTTTTGCAACATTTTTATCCGAATATTGATACCCACCTTTAAAATCTATAAATGTTGACTCATTTACCACATCAATTCCTTCTTTATTCTTTATTTTATACTTTTTAAGTAAATTAGCTAAACTGGTAACCAAACACGCCCAGTTGGTTTTTTGAGCAGCAAACCCTACATCCTGTCCATAATATACATCTATATCTTCTTTTTGAAATTCTTTACCCTTACTATCAGGCAATCTTTCATTATATTCTTTTTCCGCCTGTGTATCATTTTTGTTTAGTGCACCACCATGATACTCCTTTGCAGTTGGCTCTGTCGTAACTACTGATTCATCAACATCAGGTTCTGTAGTTTCTCTCGGGTTTTGCTCTAATATATCATTTACTATTGGTGATGTTTCCGCTCTTTCTACTTCAAATCCAGCCCATGGTACTAACCCATCCATAATAGTTTGGGTAGGTGGTGCGCCATATAATGCCTTAACATTTACAACTCCACTAACAGTTAATAAATGTTTTGTCGCAGCATTTATCAGTTTATCAATAAATGGTTCAATTTGATTTAAACCATCCATACCATATATCTGTGGGACAGGTACACCCGGATTTGTTACAATTACACTTGTTACAGATATATTACTAGTCGCTCCCACCGCGGGAATAGGTGGTAGATTTGTTTTTTTTAAAGTTGCACCTGTCCAATATTGTATAAATCCAGTTACGAACAAATTAATTATTGGAAGTTGAACTACACTAGCGGATTGTTGGGTAAGCACGGTCACTAGCCAAGCTTTCATAGCTTGGGTATTACCCTTATCTACAGAATTTCTAAAATTCCTATCACCTGATGAAAGAGATGTTACGGCTTTGTTATATGAGTTTGTTATACCTTCGGCTACGGTATCGATGTCAGGTGGCCCTGAACTCATTAAAGACAATACCTCATTTTTAAAAATTTGCCAACTCATATTAAGCTACATTTACTCTCTTAGATTTGATATTTACTAACTTGTTCTGAATAGCTTTCAAAGCATTAAGATTTGCAGGATTCATTCCACTTGTAGGTCCAGCTGGCGTTAATAATCCTCCTGCTTGTAGATTTATGATTTCCGTAATTATTTCTATTAGAATATTTTCTAATGCATTACCCAATACGGCAGGTTGTATATTTTTATCTCCTAAATTTATAGTCCCACCATCCCCTATGTAAAGTGTAGTTCTTTTATCAACTGCACTAATATCAATATCTCCTTTGGATTCTATGGTTATTCCTAAATTAGTATCAACCGAAAATACTCCATCGGTTACAATTGCATAATTTCCCTTTGAAAAAAAGATTGTTTCCGCAGTTCTGGTGGAAAATACTAATCTATCAGATGTGATTATTATTTGATTTCCTTTTAGCTCAGATGGGTATCCTTCAAGTGCTTCTTTCTTATTAGTTATATAGGATGGATTGAATTTAGATATATAATCACCACTTGTCATTGCAATCGTAGAGCCATCTTTATTGATGCTTTCTTCAACCTCCTTATTTAGGTCTACCGAAGAAAATTCAGGTGATTCACCATTTCTTAATATAATAGTAGGACTAATTGATTTTTTATCATTATTGAATGCACTAAATCGTATAGATTGACCAAATCTACTTTGAATTACATGGTCACCCTCATATAATTTTAATCTTCTACTTTTTCCAATTTTAAAATATTCTCCTATCTTTTTCTTAACATCTTTACCTGAGTTAGTTTGCTGAAAATTCGTTTTAAAATCCTTTAAACTTGTGCTAGGGTTTACTTTTGTAGCATTGTCATTCGCGGAAGTTTCTGTCTCACCATCGGTTGCAGAAAATAAATTTGAATTAAAATTAAATCTTCTATAATAAGGAACTCCTGATTGAGTTACAATTTCAACTATTTCGGTAATAAGAGGAATTCCATAAAAATTCTCATCTAATGGTCGTATAATGGTATCAACATTTCTACCAGGCCCACTACCCTGAACGAGTATTGACCCTGGAACAATCGGTCTACCAGTATCATCTTTATCGAATACAAGAAAAACTTCGGTAACCTGAGCGATATATGCCCCCGCCTTACCAGAGGACATATTACCAGATGTACTTACTTTATATCCACCACCGGTCTGTAATTGTTCATTTGTTGCCATTATTTTTTAGTTTCCTCAAGTTTCCTTTGGATTTCCTCTAATTCATATTCAATATCATCTACTTTATCCATAGTTTTGGCTTGAACATCTTTTGAAATTTTTTCCAATTCACCAAGTAACTCCTCTTTTTCTCTATCGGATAGCAATCCTCCATCGTTAGTTCCCTTATATTCCATAGCAACAAATCTTTGTCCAATTGTTGCCAATCTAATCAATATATCATCATTCTCTACCGAGAACTTAACCAAATCTTTGATAACCGGTCCAATTGCAGCAATATCCCCTGCATGTCTGATTTGTTTTTTGAATTCCTCAATCAAATCACTTATTTTCTGTTTTTTTGAATGTTGGTTAGTATATATCTCACCGAATAAGTCAGATAACTTCTTTTCCCCAAACATTACAAAATCTGTAGATTGTTGTTTTGCCATATCAATAAATACCTTATTAAATAATTTTTTGTGTATCGATGAATCTATGTAACTCATCTGATAATAATATATATCCTTCTGAATTAGGATGCTGTGTTCCTCTTGTATCCCATCGTTCCACATGCTACCATAAATCAGCCCTATTAAACTCATTTAGATACCCTCTAGCGGTTTGTTTTTTGAATTGCCAATAAACTCTACTATCTATCAAATCCGTTCTATCGTAGTGAGGCAAAACACCCATAAACATATCTTCTATACCATCAATAAACATATGTTTAATTTTATAATGTTTAAAAAATTCCTGTAAAAATATTATATAGTTTTGATTAACTATACTATAATAATTTTCGTTATATAAATTAGTTAAATAGAATTTTTTATAATCTTCCATAAAGAAATCATAATATCTATTCTCTGTTTGGGTAGATGTGAAGAATCTATCAGGTGTCTCCATTAGATGTTTTGTACTCCAACTCAACCATTCACCTTTAGGCCCTTTTGGAAAAAATGGTAGATAATCTCTAAGTGAAGAAGACCACATAACAATAACAAAATCGTTTTTTGTAGTCTCTCCACTTTTTATATCATCTACTATTTGGTTGAATATAACATTATTGGGGTTACCACTTATCCCATTATTTTGATAAGGTAACCCCAATTTATCACTTAGGTACTTAACCCAACTATTTTCTTTTTGATAGATTATCTTTTCGTGTTTAGAGAGGGTGTCTTCGATTTCTCTATTACAACCCTCTCCAACTGTCCAACTATCTCCGTATGCAACTATTCGTTTCATTTCTTAGTTATAACATAATCCTCTATTACTAACATATCCAATTCAACTTCCAAAAATGTATCTATTGCAGTTTTAGGGTCTCTAATCATTGTTTGGTCTTTAATATTGAATGATGTATTAAGAACTATTGGGTATTCGTTTTGTTTTTCTAATTCAGTAAGTAAATCGTATATTCTAACGCAATCTTCTCTATTTAGGGTTTGTATTCTAGCAGTTCCATCAACATGAGTAATTGCAGGTAGCATATTTCTATACTCTTTTTTAACACCTACTATTTGATTCATATAAGGAACTGATTTATCCCATTCAAAATAGGTAGAAACATCTTCCAATTTTACAATCGGTGCGAATGGTCTAAACCCTTCTCTCTTTTTTACTATCCTATTTATTCTACTTTTCATTTCCCCATTTGTAGGGTCAGCCAAAATAGAACGATGCCCAAGGGCTCTAGCACCAAATTCCAATCTACCTTCGAACCAAGCCACAACTTTACCATTTGATATTGCATTTGCAACAACTGAAATAATTTCATCATCGGATAGTTTATTGTATATTAATTTTTTATTGTAATTTTGTAATTCTTTTTTAACCACATCACTTAAATATTTTGGGCCCAAATAAGGATTCGTATTATCAATTCTATGTGGATGTGTACTATTATAATATGATATTAAACATGCACCAATTGAAGAACCCGCATCAGATGGTGCATTTGGTATCCATACATTTTTAAATCCTGTCTTCTTTGAAATTTTTCCATTAGCAGTTCCATTGTATGCACATCCTCCTCCTAATACTAAATTATCACATTTTGTTCTACGATGTAAATCTTTTAATAAACGAAAAAAATACATCTCATAAATGAATTGTATCGTTGCTGCTAAATCTTTATGTTGTTGTGTAATTTCTTCTTCAGGTAATCTAGGTAGAATTCCTAAATGATTTGATAATTCTGAAGTGAACATAACCTCATCACTTTTATCATATTGAAACATTTTCATATTCAAAGTATATCCACCTTTCTTAGAAGGAAAAATTATTTCTCTAAATTTGTGCGAAAATGTTTTTGGGTTACCATATGGTGCTAACCCCATAACTTTATATTCTCCTTCATTAGGTTTGAATCCTAAGAATGCAGTAAATGTAGAATATAACATTCCCAAAGAATGTGGGAACTTTGTAGTTTCTAATGTATCCCACTCATTTCCTTTTCCATGCGCTAAAACAGTGGTATCCCATTCTCCAACCCCATCAATACTTAATATTGCCGATTCTCTATATGGAGAGGTTAAATACGAATATCCAATATGTGAATTGTGATGTGATGTAAATTTAAGTTCAGCTTTTGAAAACATCCATTTCAATCTTTTCCTTAATTCATTATACTGTTTAACTCCTTTAAACGCAAATTTAAAAGCATCTACTATTTGTAGATTTTTTAAACAGGTAGTTACTATTCTATGTGTTTTTATTAATGGGCTTTCATAAAAACAAACTTCTTCAACATCTTCAAATGGGATGTTAGATTCTTGCATAATCCACTTAATGGATTTTTCTGGAAATGAACTATCATGCTTTATCCCACTAAATCTTTCTTCTTCTACTGCTAAAACCACTTTACCATCCTTAACTAAACATACGGATGAATCGTGATAATAACAACTTATTCCTAATTGTATCATTTATAAAATATATCTTCTTCTATAGTAATATCTCCTGTATTAAGGTATTCTTCTAATATCGCATCCTGATGCGTTTTCATAGTAGATATTACTTTTGTTATGTAATGTGTTTTATGACCTGTCATTTCTCTTATTAACAGGTATAAACTTTTTTTGTTAAAATTTTCTATGTAATCAACTCTCCTAAATAATTCTAATATAGCATCTGCAATTTGAATATCTCTCTTCTTATCAAACACCACATTTAGTTTTACATCCCAATATGATAACATAAGTGTTCGGAATTCAACGTGATTACTATCCGTTTCAATTGCCAAAGTATCCTCCGATGGATTCCAACTCTCAGGCATCGCAGACATCAATTCATTTTGCTTGTATCTTTTATAATTCGAATTATTTAATAGAATTAGATGATTTAATGCCATTCTAGTAAAATAAGAAAATGCCTTTCCTTTTCCTTCTTGAAACATATGAATTTTATAAATCATCTGAGATACTACTTCTCTTTTTACATCTGAATGCCCATCATCGAAGTATGAGAATTTATAAGTATTAAGCACGTTTTCTGCTATTTTTTCAAATGGGTACTTAATCCTCTCTGTATATAATGTGTTTCTCTCTCTAAGATTATCCGATTTATTGTATGCAATTATCGCTTCTTCCGTGTCTAGAGTGAAATACATTTTACTCTTCGGTGTTTTTGGTTTTCTCGGCATTTTATTCTATAATGTTTTTAAATTCTTCTATCTCAGTTTTGATTTCATCAAACGTAACTCCTACCTCATCATCTTTTTCAAATATTTGTTTTGCATCAATATCTCTAATATTCTGAAGTAGTTGATAATATGCATCTCTTCTATCGATTATAAATTGCTCATATATTTCTATTTTATCTAAAGCAGTTTTTAATGTATAAAACAATACACCAATTATTACAATTAATACCGTTATCAACATGTATTCCATAATTTTTTATTTTAAGCTTCACCAGGTTCTCCGAAATGCATCATAAAAGGAGAATCATCTTTTTTCTTTTTTTTGTGAATTTTCACTTCATCTTTAATCCAGTTCTCTACAATTTCTTTTTTAGTATCTATCATAGATTCTAAATCTTCTTTTGAAACTAATTCTTTTTCTATAACCAAATCAACTATTGAATATAATAATATCTGAGTAGATAATAATTGATTACTTTGTTCTAACATTTTAGAAGTAAGAAAATCATTTAGTTCCTTTTGTGTTTGTGGTAATCCTTCCATAGTTTACATCAAAATATATCCTTTATCAATGTATTTGGATATATGTTTATATTTAATTTGTTCAATGTTACCACTAGGGTCTTTCGCCATAACCAATTGGTTTCTTTCATATTGAACCTGCTTTCTAATAGGTTGATTTATATTTTTATCCGCAATTGTTATACCATCTAATAGGTCAATCATTTGTTGTGCAAAAATACACTCATCCAAACCTTCCCTATCATTTTCCATATCACCTTTGAATACCACTAATCCTAAATTATCAGTTTGAACTTCAATTGAAAAAGCTCTAACTACTATTCTACTTTTTCCATTTGTATCAAACTCCGACATTTCAGTAGATTGAAATGCATCATTTGAATACTTTGTTATGTATGGATTAATTAAAAGGAGTGGAGTTTCTGTGTTAAGATAAAATGCCCTGAATGGTAAATTAACACTTCTGGTACAAACTGCTGAAAGTTTTGTGCTGCTAGCGTAACGCTTTAATGTTTTCAATATCAACTCCTCATCTGATTTTGTGAAAGGAGTAGATTCAATTTTAGTTAATTTCATATTTTTTATTTAATATTATACAAAGATAATAAAACTTTTTGAAATTTACAAATAAATCAATATGTTTTTGAATTAAAATCAGTAGGATATTTAATTGGTTCTTTATGAGTTAGCCAATAGTTTACTGCATTTTGGTCGTTTATCCACTTTTGTGTATCATTCCAATTAAATTCAGGTCTAGCATAATATGGTAACATATTCTTCATTACCAATGCTCTGTTTGGATGTGCAGTTACTTTATTTATTAAACCATCCCCATCTGTATCGATTCCGTCTATAGAACCATCTCCATCTAAATCAATCCCTCTGGCACTAAAATCTCTAGTAAGTTTTGTTAAATCTACATCTTCATCAGATTTTTCTACGACTTTTTTTTTAAAAGTTCATCATAGTTTTCCTTTGCTTCCAATAAATCTTCATTTGGTGGAGTAGGATTCTCTATTTCATTAAAAAACACCTCAGCATCTTTTTCAGAAGCTAATATCGGTTTTTCTCCATACACTTCATACATAGAAGGTACTGTTTCTTCCTCTCTTTTCATCACTAATCCATTAAATGCGATAATTAGAGCGATTGCGAGTGGGTCAAACACTATCACAATCAAAAATATGAAGAATTTCACTACATTTTTCAATTCTATACCAAATGCTTCGGCTACAAATCGGAATCCACCTACTTCTTTCTCTAAATCGATGTTAGCAATCTTAATTTTGTTGATTTCTTCGGTATTTTTAGCGTTTTCAGTCTGTAATTTACCGATTTTATCGTTTAATTTACTGATTTCTCTATCTCTATTATCAACTGAACGAAGTAATCTACTATTTACCTTACCACCATCCAAAATTTTACCCTGATTGGTGTTAGATTCGGTAATTTGAGTGGATAATTGGGTAATTTGAGTGTTATTTTGGTCTATTTTCGTTTGCCACACCGCAACTTCCCTATCTACCTGTTGTAATTGTAAGGATTGTTGTTGGAATGCATTAGAAAGATAACCAAATATACCCGCAGAGGTAATTAACATCAGGATACCCACCGAAATGGTTAAATACCACTTATTAAACCCCTTAATATCATCCCAAGTCTGTTTTAGATAGGTTGCAGCCACTAATTTAGCAAATTCTAATGAACCCGCCATTACCATAACAGAGGTAGATGCTCCCGCAAAGAGAACACCTAATCCTGTTACGGAAAAGAACGCAGCGCATCCTGCTATAATAACTGCTGATACCCCTACTAAAAATTTTAACCAATTCATATTACCCTAAAGTAACTAAGTCGTTGTTTGTGTCTATTAAATTCTTAACCTCTTCTAATAAACGAATTGCTTCTACGTTATTAGCCGGTCTTCCACCGTTCATCATATCTAATACGATACGAAGTCTTTGTTTTGCCGCATCATTGTTATCGATGATTCTTTGTTGAAACTTTGCCATAATTGTTTTGTTTGTTGTATATTATAAATATATATTAAATAAAAAAGGAAGACTGTATTAGTCTTCCTTACAAAGATAGGTATAATTTTTCAATTAACCAACTTTAATCGTAACCTTTTTTGGTTTTGCTTCTTCCTTCTTAGGAATAGTTAAATAAAGAATACCATTTAAGATTTTAGCTGATGTTTTTTCTCCATCAAATTTGTCTCCTACCGAAATTCTATCATTAATAGTAGAAATAAGTTCTTTCTCAACTTTTGATAATTCTCTTTCTTTTGATTTTACAAAAATTGCATCTTCTTCTAATTCAATAGTAATATCATCTTTACTATGACCTAAAACAGATAGAGCTATAACTGCTTCCTCTTCTGTAATATCAATAGATAATCTAGAGTTTTGATACTTTACGGTTGGTAAAGATAAAACTGCATCATTGAAAAACGAATCTAACACTTTATCAAGTGTTGTGTAATTTTTTTTAGTTGTGTTGTACATAATATTTTTGTTTAGTTTATACTATAAAAACAATTACCATACCACCGTAGTGATATGGTAAAATTGTCAGTATAAGTGTGAAAAAGTGTCAGTATTAATTCACCCAATGTGCCCTTTCAACCAATCTACCTTTGGAAATATAATTTCCTGATTTATTGAAAACGGTTTCTCCTTCTACGAAAACTTTCATTTCGTTTGGTTTAGATGGAAATTTGAACATAGTATCCAAGTCCAATCTGTTAAATTCTGTTTCGGTTTTAGGAGTAGGTAATCCCATTTTAGTCCAAAACTTAGCATCTACGTTATTGATTACCGATTCAAAATCTTCTGGATTAGTAAACCATAAAGATTTAAGTGATGTAGCAAATTGTCTCATCATCACTGCTTTCGCAGATGGTAATTCACGAGTAATCATTGTATTACCCTCTCTCATTTGTAGTTTTCCTCCTACTAAAACCGGCTTTAACGCTTCCTTACTATCATTGATTGCTTTAACTAGGATTAAAACTTGCTCTAAAATCTTAGATTGAACTCTATCATAATCGTTCTGATTGAATGATAAATTACCGGTTCTCATATTATTAAGATTCTCACCAAAGTTGGAGATAGCTTTCTTAGATTCGATACAATACGATTGTAATATAACACCACCTTTATCAGGGTCATTAGAACCCAACTCTTTAGCACATAGTTTCATATCGTTCATTAGTTTATCGTATGGAAATAACTTCTCTTCATTTCCAGTAGATTCAAATGTGGTTTTCCATGCTTTAACATAAGAGAAGTTATCCCAATTCTTAACAATAACATTGATAGAACTCATAAGTTGTGTTACTTCTTCAGGATGAACACCATTTAAGTGTTGTAGTATCATAACTGGCACTTCATCTATTTCATATCCATAAAAATCTCTAACAATTTTAACGGCTTCTCTTAAGTGATGTGCATCAACTAGAACCACTTTACCATCAACTTTAAGTGCGGTGAATGGTCGTATTAACCCAACCTGCACTTTTGATTTACCTAAGATTGTTAAAATTGAGTCTACTAAACTCCATACATGCTCCCAATCAATTTCTCGGTTAGTTACATTCTTAATCAAATCGTTTACCTTATGGTATTCCATTTGACCTACATTCAATGGTTTAGTTAAAATTTGTTGGATTGATTTGTTGGAAATCCACTTTTCAATTTCTTGCAATCCGTAAATAACATTTACGTTAGCGTGTTTCAGTCTATCAGCCATTATATCAGCCGGTCTATTCTGAACGAATACAACATATTCGTATTTAGATGGGTCTAATGTTACTGATTGCTTGGATACATAAAATTCCTTTTCCTTTGTATCGGAAATTCCTGTTGTAACCTCCACCAACAAATTGTACTTAGGTACATAAAAATCTGTTAGTTTTGAGTGTACAGTGATTTGATTTCCGTTCTCATCGATAAGAATGTTAGGGAAGTACTTTGTCTTAAAAGGAGAACCCTTTAATGATGTTACTGCGGGTAACATTCTGTACTTCTTAAGTAAGCTTTCAACTTCCTTTTCGAAGTTAGCTCCTCTCTTTACTTTTGCTGAATTGGCAATAGAAGTTGCTGCATCTGCACTTAGAGTTTTAAACTCTTGGAAATTCATTTCCATAATTATTGTACTTGTTCACTTTTCCAAGTCCTACAAGGGGAGGGTTTTTGTTTTGTGTAACTCTTTAATATAGGTGGTTACTCATTACCTTTTATTTTTATTTTGTAAATATACAACTTTATGTCGAATCTACCAAATTTATTTTAAAATAATTATGCTTTCAATCCCTGCTGTCTTTCGATAACAGTACTCATATGGTCTGCCCAATGTAGGATATACTGAATAGTGTAACGAAGATACTTAGAAGTGTCATATACCTTATAATACTTCTCATTGTCTTCATCGTAAACACCATCTGTTAATTTGATACCAAACCACTCCTTATCTGATAAACTAATACCATATTGATTCATAGTAAAGAATCCTCTATCTGTAATAGCCATAAAAGGAATTGCTTCATTTCTTTTAAAGTATTCACCTCTGTTCTTAATGTGCCAATCTGAATCATTAGCAACATAATGAAGCTCTCCTTTAGTGCCTAACTTACCTAAATCATGATGTAAAGCTGAGAAGATTAATTCTTCGTCTGTGAAATCAATAGTACCTCCACACTCAACAAAAAGATTCTTCATCTTTAAAGAATGCTTACAAACATTAAAAATATGGTCAATATAACCACCTTCATAAGCGTAGTGAAAGTTTTTGTTACCACTTGCAGGTGATAACATTAAATTAGGACCTAATTCGTCCATTGAGTACATCTTCAAAAGTTTTTCCTTCCTTTCTCCTGTGATGTACTTATCTACGATACCTAAGAACTTCTTATAGTTCGTCTCTAACTCTTGATTCGTGTAACTTTTCATTTTCTTTCTTTTTTTTCTTTGTTTTAAGTTTTATTTTTTTAAGCTTTTCTTTTGTCTGTCCTGGTATTATGATACTATAAAAAGATACCACAAATATACAAAAAATTTTTCACTTTTCCAACTTTTCCCCAACTTATTTTTCATTTGGGTATATAGAAAGTTTCGTGAGAACGTAATACAGCATATCTACCTCCTCTATTGAGGTGCAAAATCCTAATCCTCCACTATCGAATAATTCTACTATGTATTCACCCTCACTTAATCCTATTTCCTTCCATTCATTGTTATAAGAAGAAATCAGGCACATACAATTAGGGTCTAATGAATCTTTTGGTAATCGGAGGATATAATTGTAAAATCCACTGCCATCATCTTCGATAACCTGCTCAAATCCCAACTGCTGTAACCTCTCCTCTGTTATAGGTGTTAATTCTAATTCTATTTTAGGTTGTTTCATTTATTCTAATACAATTTTTTTCATTACAAATAACTTAGAGCTATAATTACTCGCTTTAATAACTAAGGTATCACCCTTCATCCTATATATCGGTGCAATCATAGTGTTTATTTCTCCATTGTCTCCACTATAAGAGGATGAATTGATTGTTGGTACTAATTCATCTTTGGAAGCAATTAGAGGTGGCAGCTGAACGATTTGGTACTGACCTGTGAAGTAATTGATATACGTCTTTGTAATAGTAGCAACGGTATCATTTCTTCTTAGTAACCAATACAAATTACTCTCCCATTCTACTTTTTCTGCTGGATAAGGTTCTCTTCCATTTACCAATATTCTACCATTTACTCTATGTACGGTTTGGTTTTTAGTTTTATCCAATTTAAGATGATAATATCCATTGACATCTTTAGGAAGTGAACCTATTCCATTTTGATTCATTACTCCATTTATTTCTAATGTGTAAGTTTTGTTAGGAATTGGTATATCTACATCCTTCGTACATCCGAATAAAAATAATATCGGTATTAAACGTTTCATTACAAACCTACTTTAGCAAATCGTTCTGAATCAAACCCCGCATCTCTCGCAACGTCAACTGCTAATGCTCTCGGTACTTCCGGAGTTCCTTTGGAGTTGTTGTTAATTAAGATTCTCTCATCTCTTCCGATTCCCATTACCAATTGGTGGTAAAGAATTCCTGCGGTTAACATTTGTTGTTTAGTAATCTCTCTTAATTCTTCTGGTCTAGCAGTAGTTAAAACGATGTAGTGTCCGGCGTTCATCCATTCGGTCATCTTTTCTTTAACACCCGGTAGAACATTTACTACATTTGGGTTTAAATCATTAAAATCTACTTGCTCAATTAAAGTACCATCAATATCACTAAAAATTGTTTTAAATCCTTTTTCTCTTACACTCATTTTCTTTTTGTTTATTTGTTTATTTGTTTTTTTATAAATACTCAGGTCCGTATGTTGAATAACGAGCAGTTCCATCGATAATGTTTCCTCTCGCATGCTTCGCCGGTGCTTTCCAACTCGCTGGCTTTAATAAATCACCTTTCTTAATCGGTGAACCTTTTAAATCACCATCAACTCTACTGATGAATCCCCAACACGAAGTTCCATCCCATAAACGGAGGAATTTATTACCAACTTCCATAACCAAGTCAGTTTTACCCCACATACTACTCATATTTTTGTAGTGTTCTTTTCGTTCTTCGTTTACCTTTGTTATGAATTCAGCTACTTTAGGATTTCCCTTCAAATAACTTAAGGCTTTTTCATTCATTGTTCTCATAGTGTTTATCTCTTAGTACATAGTAAAGGTACATAATCTCGGTGATATATCCAAGCATTTTACCAACTTTTTCTAGTCTATTAAGAAAAGTTTTTCATTGATTATCAACGACTTACGAATAAAAAAACCCCTAATATGTAAAACATTAGGGGTCAATTGGTTACATAAGGAACTCTATTTCCCTACTTACAAAATCATAGTTGAATTTGATAGGGTCTTGAATTGCTTCATATCTTAGATTACAAGTTGATGCGTTGAATGTGTATATATCTCCCCATTCATCTTTGTAAGGTATAGTTCCCCACCCATATCCTTCGTGTATGTGACCGGCAAAGTGTAAATGAGGTTTCACTTCATGTAATCTGTGATATAAATCTGAACACCCTACATTTTCGTTTGTGTTAGATGTTCTATCATTATATCCATAGATAGGAGAGTGAGTAATTACTATATCGGTATCTAATGGTATTTGATTCCAAATCTGAGCCGCATCATATCCTCTATCCACATTAAATCCCCAGCCATATCCGAATGATGGTGAATACGGTGAACCCCATATATTCAATCCTTCGATTTTAACACCACTATCCTCTAAATAATAAACTCCATTTGGAAGATTACCCAACATATCCTTTAACCATTGAGGCTTACGTTCTGCACATTCAGTATCATATTCAGTTCTACCTTCAAAATAAGCCAACTTATCTCTCAATAATCTTTCTCTATCGAAAGACATATCATGATTACCAGCTATGAATATTTTATGAGTATAATCTTGCTTACCAAACCATTTAATAAAATCAGCTACCTCATACTTTCTACCCAACGATGTAATATCTCCACTATGGATTAGGATATGCCCACCTGGTAACTTACCATTAAGTTGATTGTGTTTGTTATGGGTATCTGATATTGCAGTAATATTATATTTCATACTCAAATATACGAAAAAAATCTGATAAAAACAAATTATTTATTATACTGAATGTTAAACAATAATGCAAACCTATTTACATCTTCCGTTACTTTACTTACTTCATGAAACGGGTCGGAATCTTCGGTGAAATTAAGAAACAATATATCGGCAAAGTTTGGAACTATCTCTTCATCATCAACTACAAACAATCCACCATATTCTTTTTTATATTCCTTATTTAGATATATCAGCACATTTGCAGGTTTTTGTTGTTGAAATTTTTCATACCCATCTGGTTTACCATCTCTATGACCTCCTAATAAACATCCTTTTGTGTAAAGTGTCAATAGTGGGTTTCCTGAAAATAACGTATGTTTCTTTTTACATTGCTCTCCAAATAATTCAAAAGATTTATCAATTATCCAATTATGTGTATTGGGGTAATCTTGCCAATCTAACTCTGCACCATTTAAACATAATTGACCTATCCTAGAATCTCCTTTATCCTCATACCAATTGACAATCATATCCATAAAAGATTTAGCTTTGACATGGGATTCGTGTACCTCCATCATACCAAAATGTGCAGACCCTCTGTGAAGTGTTTTGGTATATCTCTCTAAATCAGTTGCTATGCTATATATCTTATCTAATTCCGCTTTTAAATGATTTATATCATATAGATTCTCTTTGTGGTACGCACCTTCCATAATTTTGTATTTATGTTATAATTATAGATATAATCGTTTTATTAAAATGTTTTGATATGAAAAGAACCTTCACTATAGATTTCGGCAAATTCGATGAGAACCGATTAGTTTCTGAATATTCATTGGATTTTGAAGTGCAAGAAAATCCTATTGCCGGATTGTGGTATGAAATGCTAGAAGGATTACTTAGGGATGAAACCTGGAAACTAGAAACCCGTTGGGGTGCATTTAAACTACCAACTCGCCATCCAAAAATATTAGTTGAAAAACTTAAGAAGTGTGTAGATACAATCAACAATTCAGATTGGTTTGAATATCATATTATTGAATCCGATATGATTACTGAGGATTATCCAATGGAAGTTCATAATATTATTCATCACCATTTCGAAACTCTAATTGGACAAGTTTGGAGACCATCCGAATATTGGACTCGAATATGTGAAAGACAAGATTGGGATTTAATAAATGCGGTTAGAGGTTTGAATGACCTTTCACACGAAATTGAAGAATGGAATATGAGAGGAGATGCTACAATATACACTACATTTATGAACGGTGTTTCTCCTATACAAAAAGTAGAACTCCCAAAGGAAGCCGATGAATGGTTTACATTAGATGGTGCATTTGGTAGAGGTTATTTACACTATGCACAATTAGGTAAGACGTGGCAAGAAGTATGCATTGATGATGATGACCAAATAGAACCAGGAAATATTTCGGAACACCGATTACTTAGTGGTGAATTTGATTTACAATTTTCTCTTTATGATAGAAGACACGAAGAAATGATTGAATCGTTTGGTATGAGAGATAAACTCGCTAAGTTCGATAGAACACCAGAAGATAAAAGTTTAAGATTAGGTTATTGCCCCATATTCGACATCAAAGGACAAGAGAAGTTTAATAGTACCGATAAGGAAAACATTATAGAAGCAATTCGAAATCATCCTCAAATTATTAGAATGAGAATGAGTGAAGTGGGAAGAGCATTTACCCCATATTACGACCCATATTAATTATCTTTTCTGCCAAAACTTTATTACCCTCTTCGGAAAGATGCAAATCTTCTTTTGAATAAGTTAAGTTGTTTTTCTTAGCCCAATTAAGGCAAGATAATTCATTCTCAAATCTAAGGAAATTAATTTTATTAAACATAGGTGTAGATTTATACCAGGTATCGAAGTATATGAATATTATTTTCGAACCTATTTTTTCCACACTACTCTGAATATTGTATAGAGAGTAAAGTAATTTATTATACTCATACTCATCATTATACAGATACTTTTGGTAATCTCTATATAGTTGTATCTTTTTTTCATAGAACTCAATTGATTCATTTTCATTTTCATCAAACATTACTCTAAAATTAGAAACAACTTCATCTCCTTTATTAGAATTTACCATATTCTGTAAAGATATTAAGTTTCTAAATTTAGAATCGTAATAAGAATATCTAGTTAAAAATGTAGGTTGAAATAAAATTAGCGAATCCTTTAATTCATAATGATGGTATCTCTTATTGAATTCATGTATAATAGATTCGTTTGAGTTACCTGGTATAGAATGATTCTGATATTGAACACCAT